TCCGTGCAAGTGATTTTACATAAACAGATAAACGATTAAATGTCAGTTATTTACAAGGGTAAGACTAATGCTTTGGGAGCAGGGGGTCGTGGGTTCGAATCCCGCTACCCCGACAATAAATAAACCGCTGATAATTAAATATTTACTAATTGTCAGCGGTTATTTTTGTCTCTATATTCAAATGTTAAAGCCATAAATTTATGCCGTATTATGCCGTATTATGCCGAAATTTGCCGAAAATCCGTGCAAAACACGTGCAATCCATCAAAATGTAGAACCGTGCAAAATCCGTGCAAATGGCAAAAATTAATCTATACCTCGATGCAAGGGCGAAAAATAAATCTGGAAAATATTGTGTAAAGATTGTAATTCGGCACAATAATACATCTTCTATGATTCCGACATCTGTGTTTCTAAAAAAGGAGGAATGGCTGAATGGAGAGGTAATAAACACTCCTCTGGCTAAGAGATTGAATCAAGTTTTAAAATCGAAACTTGAATATCTTAGGATGCAAATCATCTTATTAAGTTCATCAAAGAATCTTGACAAGATGACGGCAAAAGATATACGTGAACAAATAAATCCTCGCGAAGAAACAGAAGAAGAACGGCCACATTATATCAAAGAATATTTCAAGATATTCATTTCAAGGAAGACAAAAGATAGAACAAAAGAGGTTTACGAAGGCACAATACTTAAGATTGGCAATTATTGCGATATTGATAATTTATCATTTGAGGAGATTGATTACAAATGGTTAGTTGATTTCGATACTTGGATGCAGGCAAAAGGAAACTCAGTAAATACGCGCTCCATTCATTTGCGCAATCTTCGCGCCTTATTCAATGAGGCAATTCGCGAAGATTATGTAGCACAAGAATTTTACCCATTCAGGAAATTCAGAATAAAATCTGAACAGACTGAAAAACGCTCTTTGACAATCAAGGAATTATTATCACTGATGAATTTTAAATGCGAAGATTATCAGCAAAAATATCTTGACATTTTCCTAATCTCCTTTTATTGCGCAGGAATAAACATGGTTGATTTGCTTGATTTGCCGCACCCAAACGAAGAGCAGAGAATAACATACCGAAGGAGTAAGACAGGAGTTCTTTGCAGTCTTAAAATTCCAAACGAAGCAATGAAGCTCATACAAAAATATCGCGGAGAAAAGAAACTGCTTAACTTCGGAGAGACACATGAGGATAAAAGGTCTTTCGTTAGAACGATAAACAAGAACTTACAGAAAATAGGAAAGACAGACATTATTAATGTGAGAAACAGATATGGACGAGTGAAGAAAGAAAAAATATTCAAGCCTCTGTTTCCACATCTTACGACATATTGGGCAAGACACACATGGGCGACTATCGCCGCAGACATTGATATTCCAGATGCTGTTATTGATGCTGCTCTTGGGCACAAGCCACAATACCAAATCGCAGATATATATATAAGAAGGAATGAAAAGAAGGTTGACCAAGCAATCAAGAAAGTAATAGACTATGTAAAAAAATCCACTGACAATTAATTTTGCCAGTGGATTTTTTTGTATTTATCCTATATGCTCTTCTGGGTCATCGTATTTGAGGTTGAAGTCTGTTGCAACATGCTTTCTTATGTCATTTATCGCTAATCCAGCAAAGCCACAAAGAGAAAATAAAACTCCAGAAGCAATACTCGTTAATCCAGCGGTTATCTGCTGTTGCCCAAGATAACTTATATATTCTTTATAACTTCCGCTATTATACATTCCTATTATCGTAACAATAATCCCAGCAATAAGGCAAATCGCGCCTATAACTATCACTGCTTTAGCAACGATGTCAAGATAGCGATAACTAAAGGAAACGTTATTAAATTCAGATTGTGCGTTTTGTGAAATCATAATTGTTTGATTTAAAAATTTGTTCTTACTAAGCCAACGACACGATAAATTTTAATCACATCGCTTTTTTCTATATTTATATTCTCCAACTGACTTTCTTGATTTGAAACCTTGCATTCATACTTATCGCCGCGCTCATAAACGTTTCTGAAAATAAATCCAATACTCTTTGTGTCTATTATATAAGGAGCGCCGCTTTCAATAACCGCATTCTCTTGCAGTGCTGACAACGCAATTAAATCCCCACGCATAAATTGAGGTTCCATTGATACCCTATCATTTCTAAAATAGAAATCAAAAGGTGGAAATTGATTAAACGCGCCCATGTATTCCAGATTCTGAACTTTTCCGCTTTTCACAAGCTCCAGCACATCAATATTAGGAATCTTAGCAATACTCTCTGTAATGATTGGCTTTTGCTCGCCGTTAGCGAAGAAAAAATTAGACAGCTTGTCAAAGTTATTGTCGTTGTTTTCAAATCCCTTATTAAGCATTTCCCCTTTTCCAGTTTTAAGCCATTCAATATTTAGTTCGGGAAAGTTTTGTGAAATGTTGAACAACGCAGAAACACCGAAATCATCTTTGACAACAGATAAATAGCTGGTTGACAAGCCTGCCTTAAGAAGGAATTGTCTTTGTGAAACTCCTTTGTAATTAATGAATTTAAGTAGTCTATCTTTCATAATGTTAAATAATATTTATTCGTTAGATATTTGTATCTAATTATTTGGCATATATAATTATTATATGTATCTTTGCATACGTAACCAAGGAGGTAGATAGCTTATCCGCCTAATGGTTGTGCAAAATTACAAAGAAAAAATAGAATAGCAAAATATTATATATAAAAATGGTAAGAAAAAGTTTAATCCAAATACCATCGGAGATACGGAGGAAGGCGACAATCGAGAGGTATAATAAGATATATGCTTATTATATAAGAGAATTAAATCTTGGAACAAAGGCGTATGATGCAATTGTGATGACTGCTAACGCATTTAATGTAACGATAGCAACGGTTTATAAGGTAAAACGAGAAAAAGAGAAAGGAGCAAGCAATGAGGGTAGTAATGCCACAAATAGCAGATGATTCAAAATACACGGTGTGCCAAGCGTCTGAGGTTCTTGGAGTTCACAGAGACACTATTAGAAGATGGGTTAATAGCTGCCTTTTAAAGCCGAGATTCAGCAAGATAAACGGACGGAAGTTTTTTCTTGGCAAGGATTTAAAGAAGTTCTGGATGACACAATATTGAAAAATAGCTCATTCGATAGCAAAACCGAAATAGTCCGTTCTCGCATTTTCCAAATAAATCGTCTTCGGTTTTGATATTGCGTAAATGTCATAACTAATTCTCAACGCAATTATTATCGGATGAGCAAAGAGCTGAATGGTTACACCAAAAGGTTTGTGTTCTGGTGTTATGCTTGGTGTTGGCGGTTCGATTCCGCCACAGCTCACAAAGCGAAAAGTGTTCTTTGACATATTGGTAAAGGGGTACGGAAGTGAAAATTGAAGTAGCAAGGCCCAAATCCCCGAAGAAGTGGCATCACGTGATAGTAACTATCTATGTCGTGAAGTTGTAAACGGATGAGGTTCGGCATCATCCATACCACGTGAGCTGCCACGAGAAGTTATGTAACTATCATGTAACTACCATGTAACTACATAATCAACTTCATATACTCCTCAGATATGCCGATAGCTGGCGCATTCACCTTTCGTTTGTGTTTGGACTTGGCGGCACAGGTGGTTCAAGTCCACCTATCTGAGCTAATAAAAACCTTATTGTATGAATAAGATAAAAAGAATTGCTGAGATAAGAGAATTGCTGATGCAGGATGCAGAAGAGCAGTGTATTTGCCGCACACGCGGTTATCTCACTGCCAATTTTTATATGGAGATTGGCAAGAAGAATTACGAAGTCGAATTAATCGTTGATGAAGATTGGCAATGTAGTGGTTGCTCCGTCTACAACATAGAAGAAGACAAGGAGGATGTGAAATTGAAAATCCTTATCCTCAACGAATATTCAGGGCTTTACGCGACCCTCAAACGAGAGGCGTATGAAAAACTTGAAAAGGAGGAAAAATTGTACGAGGAGCATGAACAATCGCTGATGTACGATTTTCTCTATTGATATAAGCTCGCTGCGGTTCTTTTCACGAGGTGCAAAGCGTTGCATCGCAAATGATAGAGTGCAATCTTGAAAAGGAGAATGAGAAGATTTCTGTTACGCAGCGAGCGCACGCAGGTGATTGAGACTGGGTCTCATGTTTTGAAAGTTCCATGGTTGTATGATTAAATAGAATATGTGAGATAAGAGGTTCGATTCCTCTCACCTGCACCAACCAATAAATAAAATGTATTATGAAGAAGGAATACTATTTTGTTGTTTCGGTTTTTTTTAAGGAACGAAACATGAAAGAAAAGATGCTTGGAAAATGGCTGTCGAGCTTCAAAGATTCACTTATTGAATTTAATGAGAATTTTACGCCTGATGATCTTCAAACTTGCCTAAGAAAACGTCTTAATGAAATTAATGTTTCAAACAGACGAAGCAAAGATATTCATCTTACAAATCATGAGGTTATGAAAAATGAGGTGATATTTTGGTTTGAGAGCGAATTTGGCAGCGATTCACCAGCCGCCATTATGACATTGAGGCTTGTAAGACAATGGCTGTAGGGTTTAAGTTTCAATAATTGCGATGCAGAATAAAACTCGCCTGCATCAACCAATAAGAAGTATTATGAAGAAGGAATATTATTACGTTTCTTTGGTTTCTTCAAATAGACGAAACCAAAGAGAAAAGATACTTGCCTTGTATCTAAAAAAATACAAGGATTGCCTTGTAGAGTTCGGTGAAGAATATACGCAAGAAGTCCTAATTGCCGACCTCAACAAACGACTTGAGGAAATCAACGCATATAATAAGCGGTGCAGGGATATTTATTTAAAGCGAGAAAACGGCAAGAATGGCGAAATCATCTTTGAGTTTGAAAGTGGTGTAGGCTGGGGCATTCAATCCGCTATAATGGTTCTCAGACCAGTAAGACGATGGTTGTCTGGTTCAAGTAGCTTTGGAAATAGTGAAGTAGAATAAATAAAAAACTACAAACATGAAAGCATTTACAAATTACAGATATTACGTTCTCTTTGCCGTTAACTTTATGGCGGCAATATTGTTTATCGCTATGCCAGACGATAGCTGGAGCACTCTGAGGTTTATTGCCTTTTTGGTGCTGACAAAAGCAGCTGCATGCTTGCTTATCTACGTCACAATGGTTTTGATTTCTCATTGGAGCGATAAACACGAAATACCAGAGATAGATTCGCTCATTAATGGGGATTTTTGACAACTACGTTTTTGCTATATATAAGAAAGATGTTTCTATCAAATATTTTACTTGTTGACGGTTGGCGACAATAGTTAACATGGGGGCGGTCGGGATGAGTTGCGATAACTCGTACTTCCGCTTGTCTTTACTCATAATTCATACTAAGGTGGCCGTCCGTACTTGCAAGTATGGACGGCTTTTTAATTGCCGACAAGGATTGTTTTTATACTTGTCTGCAATGATAATAATTAAATCACGAGAAATGAAAGAATAAATGAAGCGATTGGAACGACTAACAAATGAGGCGATTCATTTTATACGTAATGCTGAAAAATTAGCGTTGCGAATGAATGAACGTGGCTTCCATGTTGCATTTTCTGGCGGTAAAGATTCACAAGTCTTGCTTGCGTTAGTAGAAATGGCAAATGTGAAACATCATGCAGAAATGCAAGTTACTTCCGTTGACCCTCCGAATCTTATGCGTTTCGTGCGAAAGAATTACCCACAGGTTAAACTGAATCTTCCGAAACGCAATATGAGACAACTTATACTTCACAAGGGTATGCTTCCAACCAGGCAAGCGAGGTTTTGTTGTTCGGAGCTAAAAGAACAAGCTGGCGCTGGGTGCTGCACCTGTATTGGCATCCGCAGGGCAGAAGGTCTAAAAAGAGCAAACCGTCATAAGGTAGAGGTAATTGGCCAACATATTGGTTATGATATTGTTGATGGTGAGTTACAGGAGCAAAACAATTGGGGTGGGCAATTGTTTGACAACGAGCAACAAATAAAAGTTTACTGCGTTGGCGGAAGAGATAAGGTTGTTCTTTCTCCAATTTTCGAGTGGACGGACAAAGATATATGGTCGTTTGTTCATAAACATAAACTTCCTTATTGTGACCTTTATGATAAAGGCTTTCATAGAATTGGTTGTTTATTCTGCCCTATGGCTTCAACAAAGGAAAAGGCAAGAGAATTGCGAATGTTTCCAAAATTCGCCGAAAGAATTTATATCCGTGTTATCCGAGAATTGATGGAGAAAGGGAAATATGACCAATTTAAAAATCCCGAACAAGTTTTTCGATGGTGGATTTCAAACGAATCATTTAAAGACTGGTTCGCGCATTTAGACCTGCCATCTATGTTTAACGAATAATATACAGCCTTTAAAATTCAAACGATGGAAAATAAAATGACATTACACGAAAAACTGAATCTGATTCAGACAAAGTTAGAAGCGCCGAAGGACTTGTATAACAAGTTTGGCAACTATCGTTATAGAAGTGCGGAAAGCATTTTGGCCGCGACAAAACCTTTCCTCCGCGAAATGGGTTTAACGCTGGTGACGGAATCAAAAATCAGCGAACATTTAAATCGCATCTATGTAGAATGCACCGTTACCATATCAGACGGAAAAACAAGTGAAAGTGCAAGCGGAATGGCACGCGAGGAAGAGACGAAAAAAGGCATGGATGGCTCACAGATAACAGGTGCTGCAATGAGCTATGCAAAGAAATATGCGCTTGGTAATCTCTTTGCTATTGACGACACAAAAGATGCAGATACGACTGAATACGCGCAGCAAGTGCAAGCTGCACAACAGAGTACAACTGCAACGGTGAGTCAGGCAAAACCAAAGCAAGTGAAAAAGCAAGTGAAACTCCCAAGCAACGAAGAAGAAGCATTGTTGCTTTTGATTCAAGAGGTGAATGGTGCGCAAAGCTCTGAGACGCTAATAGATTTGTGGAAGAATAACGAACAGTATCAAAAAAATTACAAGTTCTTTGAGCCTGTATTTGATAAAATAAAAGACATTAAAACATTTAATGCGATATACAACGCCGATTACCTAACAAACTCAAAATACAAGGCTAAGGTTGAGTTTACTTGCAAAAGAATAAGAGAAGAAAAAACAAAAAAATGATAAAAATTGCATTTTGTATTATCGCCATGCTGATTATGGTGGCGATGTTAACCGTTGTTGTATATGCACAACATATATCCAATAAAGACGAGGACGATGAAGAAGATAAAACTGAATGACAGCGGAATCCTGTTTGATGCAGAAAGCCACACCTATTGCACCAAGGATGGAGAAGTGCTGCAAGGAATCACGGGGAGGCTCAAAGAACGAGCCTTCCCCGATGAGTATAAAGATGTTCCCGAAGATGTGTTGCAACGTGCCGCGACAAGAGGCACGCGGATTCACAATATACTTGAATTGTATGATGAAGTAGGATTGATAACGAATGAATGCCAAGAACTTCAAAACTACATGAAGGCACAGACAGATTTCCCTTTCCTTGCAAATCATCTGCAAAGCGAATACCTCATCACGGACTGCGAAAAATATGCCTCTGCAATAGATAAGATATATGTAGAAGATGATGGTGTTATTCTCGGTGACGTGAAGACTACCTATCATCTGAACGAGGAATATGTTAGTTGGCAATTGTCTATCTATGCTTATTTCTTCAATCTTGTAAATCCAGATGTAGAAGTTAAAAAACTCTATGCTCTTTGGTTTAGAGAAGACAAATACAAAGTTGTGGAAGTGGAGCGGAAATCAATCGAAGATGTCAAGAAGTTGCTTTATACGGAAGAAGCGTTGCCAGTCACCACCGTTGACGAAGCAATGATGCCAGACATCAATCGCGCGGAGGCAGCGCTAATTGAATATAAAGAAGCGATGGAATTTTATAAGGCGCAATACGATAAGCTCAAAGAAGGAATCTTGGCTATTATGATGCAACATGATATAAAGAAATATGACGGACAGAGAATTTCCATAACAAGAAAGCCAGAAACTGAGCGATTATGTTTTGATTCAAAGGCATTCAAAAATGATTATCCGCAGATGTATGAGCAATACATCACGAAAACAAAAACTTCAAGTAGTATTTTAATAAAAGTGAAATAAAATGATAGGAAACGAAAGATACCAATGTCTTGCACATTTGACAAATGACGCTGAACAAAAAACTTCACAGAGTGGTGCTTTTACTGTCTTTTCGGTGGCAGTGAACAGAAAATTGAAAGATAAGGAAATAACAAAATTTATCTCCTGCATAAAAGGCGGTGACAATAGCAAGTTACTTCCATATTTAAAAAAAGGAACGTATGTATTACTTGAAGGCAGCGTTGACGGTAATGCTTATGTATCAAAAGAAGGAATACCAAAATTTTCCCTGCAACTAAACGTTTTTGATTTGCAATTGCTTAATGTTGCAAAAACGAGCAATCCGCAATCTGATTTTGCACAACCACAAAATCAGAGCGAAGAAACAAAGAAAGTATTATCGCAAGAATATGTAAACGGTAATAATTTATATGTCGGTAGCGATGATTTGCCTTTCTGATAAATTATGAAATATGACCTGAAAAATCCGCTTGATAAACAAAATCTACTTTTGCGAGTAACAAAGGAACTTGAAAACGCAAACAATGTTGTAGAGTTTAGTGTTTGCAAGCCAAAAAGAACACTAAAGCAAAACAGGTATCTCCATGTCATATTGTCCTATTTTGCTTGTTCGATAGGTCTTTCAGCAGACTACGTAAAACAGAATTACTTCAAGCTCTTATGTAATAAGGAAATCTTTGTGATTGATGCAGAAGATGTTTTCATTGGCAAGACAAGAAGGATTCGGTCATCAAGTGAATTGACAACAGAAGAAATGTCAATTGCGATTGAGCGGTTTAGAAACTGGTCAGCAGAAACGGCAGGTATCTACATTCCTTCAGCAGAGGAACATCATTTGTTGCAATTAGCTGAAATACAAGTAGAACGAAATAAATTATATTTATAATGTCAGAGTATATCAATCACAAGATTTCAAACCGAAGCGAATATGTTTTCAGAAAATTAATTGAAAGAAAAGGTGCTGCGGCCTATGGCGTGTATTGGTATATTCTGGAGGAATTGTACGAAAGCGGCGGCAAAATGCTTTTTGAAGAAATTGAACCTATCTCAAAAGTTCTATGCGTAAGAAAAGACTTTGTAGTGAGTGTCATAAAGTCCTTTTCTTTATTTCAATATGATTCAGAATCGTTTTGGTCGGATGAAGTAATTGAACAAATAGAAAAGAGGCAGAAAATAAAAGATAAAAGAAAGGAGGCTGCAAATAAAAGATGGGTGTCTGAGAAAAATATTATTGTGCCAGAAAAAGAGAAAGAGGTTGAATCATCTCCTATTGTTAAACCTACGAGAGTTAACAAAGAGCAAGAGATGAAGTCAAGAGAGAGGGAGTTTTATAACGTGTTAGTTCCATTCGTCAATACTTATGGCCGTGAAATGATAAGAGAATTTTTCGATTACTGGAGCGAGCCGAACAAGTCACATTCAAAGATGAGATTTGAGCAGGAGCGGACATGGGATTTAACGAGACGATTGCAAACATGGGAAAAAAGAAGTAGAAATGGATTTGGAAAATACAACAGCATTGGAGATAAGCAGGCAGCTAATTATAAAGCCGTTGAAGCCTATCGAAATGAAAGCATTCAAAATCTCAAACCAATGGATTCAGAAGAACAGATGCCTATCTAATTTGTTGAGTAATTATTCTCCTGCCAATTGGTCTTATTTACCGCAAATAGGTGACGAAGCGTACACACGCGAATGTCCTTCCATTGGCGCGTTAGATGAACTCTTTCAAGCGAAAGGCGTTGCAAGGATGTGGATAGATGAACAAGTAACAGCGATGTACCTGATGTCTTCAAGCAAAGAGAACATGAGGACACCAATTTCATTGTTTGCAAGTAATTTTTCTGTTGTTGCCGCGCCATACAAATTGACAGAGTTGATGCTGTTCTTTTCAAGATATGCGGCTGGAATGTACGACAATTCTTATTCCACTTTCAATTCAAGAAGGATTGGCGTTGCTTTTCATTCTGAATTTTTGCCGCAAAGGGAGCAGGCTTTAGCGAGGCTCGAAAGGCGTAAGGCTTCAAATATAAAAGATGAGGTTTCAAAAATAACAAGAAATCAATATGAAGAAAGCAAGGATTTTAAAACGACAGTAAAAGTGCTAAAAGATAGCGATGAACTAAGAGAAAAACTTGGCATTGCATCTGGATTAAACGTTAATGGCATAGGCGTGAGTTTTTTGCCAAAGAAATATATTTATCTTATTCACGAATATCAATCAAAGAATCTTATCACAGTATTATCCTGCGAATCAATCAAATAAAATATGGGAAACGTGAATCTTTACACTCTCCTTTTGCGTATTCATGATTTCTTTTTTGGTAATGCAGAAATGAAATACAAGAAAGAATTGCAAGAGAGGTCAAATAATGAAATTCAAGTGATGGAATTTGATGGTGAGCTATGGCTTTGCCATCGTAACACACCACTAATCAAGCAAGAGTGGACTACTGAAAATCTTGCTAAGCTGACAGAAAAAGTTAGAGAAAATTGGATGAAGTATAATATTTTAAAACATAAAAAATGACTATCAACGAATATCAAGAAAGAGCGCTGGAAACAGCTATTTACCCAAATTCAATTATCTATCCTACCATCGGTTTAACTGGTGAAGCTGGAGAGGTAGCAGACAAAGTGAAGAAGGTCCTTCGCGACAAAAACGGAGAGTTTTTTAAAGACCCCTCTACGAGGGAGGAAATAATGAAAGAGATTGGCGATGTTTTATGGTATTGCGCAACACTTGCAAATGACCTTGGTTATTCCTTGGAAGAAGTGGCAGAAGCGAATATTAAAAAACTATCAAGTCGCAAAGAAAGAGGTATGCTTGGCGGTAACGGAGACAATCGATAAACCAACGAAATTTATAATTGTAATGACAAGAGAAGAAATAACACACATCTATTTTCGTAAGATGTGGCTGTCGCCAAGTGGTTTTCCAAGATTTCCTCGAAGCGCAATGTATGCGTACAGGGCTGGAGTTATCCGCGAAGACGAGAAAGAAAGATATGGAATTGACAAAATAATAAGACGATTTAATTCATGAAGCTAACAGAAAAAATTATGAATGCTCTTAACGATGAATGTGGAATACGTTATAAGAGTAAGATAGAGCAGGATGTTTTCCTTTTTGGCGCGAGAAGAGCGCTGGAGGAATACGCAAAAGGCTTGTGGCATGGAGCAGACGAACAACCAGCCATCAACAGCGAGGTTATCATATTTGCGAAAAAAGTACTGCCAAGCGGACAGAGGGTAGCGCCGACTTATGCGGCCGTTTATCGTGATGTCATGGGCCGCGATGTTTGCCTGTTTACGGACATCGACATCAAGGCAGATATTCTTAGATGGATTAACGTGGAGGATTTGCCATGAATGATTGGAAGCCAGATGTAAGATGGAGGCCAAATACGGGCATCATACGTCACGAACCATTGATGCTCGTGCCTCACAAGAATATCAATCTGCTCGTCACCTACGCGGAAGCTGAGCAGGAGCATGAAGCTGCCATGTGGAAGAAGATGAACGACAAGCGGCGGCGCGAATACGGCATTTGCACTGCATTATGTTACCTTCACTTCATGCGCGTTGAATATTCGATGATGCTTGCACGTGATGTCGTAGACACGCTTGCCAAGCGGAAGGATATGTACCGACATGAGGTCAAGCGGACGTGCAGAAGAATTGTTGACGAAGTGGCGAGGCTGAATGCTTGGATGTACAATACCATACAGAAAGAAAGCTATCTTGAAGGCTATGACCACTTCGTTGACACCTTCAGCGAGCACATGAAAGAGAAATATGATGCGCTGCGTTACTGCATGATGCAGGCTTGTAAGCCATGCTTGACAGACCCTGCCTTGTATGCTCAGTTGGAATGTACGAGAATTGTTGCAGAATTGGCAGAAGCTTGCCGCAAAGGAGATATGTTTAAATACAGAGATTACTCATACATCAAAGGTATCTACGCCTACAACACTGAGACGCTTATACCTCTCCTTTGTTCTCTTGAAGAATTGATTAAGAAGAGGATATTCATTCGCGGAAGCGTGGATGTAAATCTTAACAAGGATGAATATGTGCGCAGGTGTGTTGATGCTGTTACTGACAGATTCCGCGATGGTAAAGGATTGGTAAAATTATTAGAAGAAAAATGGTAAGATTATGAGTGAATCAAGAATAGTTGTCAGAATGGGTGTAGATGACATAATGGATTGTTTGTCTGAATCAGCAGGGATGCAATTCGCGTATGAATGTTACAATTATCTTGGCGTATCACAGCAGCAAAAGTTTATCGAAAAGCTTGGCGCGGAAGAGGTTGTTGGATATCTTGACGAAGAGATTGTTGAATATCTTGACGATAAGGCTATGATTGAAGAGTTGAAAGGGCGAGGTTATAAAATCACACAAAATGGAAGCGAGGTTTAAAGAAAATGGCGATTATGTTAGAATATAACTTGTAAGACGACTATGGAATACACAGAAATACGAACAATGCTGAACATTGTTTCAGCAGTGGTTACAAATAGCCATATCGAGCATTGTAGTGCTTTTGGCAATCGATATACCTCAACCGTTTACAATATTGGAGATTCCGATATAGCAACAATGAGGAAATGGATTGCATATTGGAAGCAGACAATAGATAGATGCAACAAAACCGACTAAAACTAAATGATAATAATATGGAAAAATGGCATACAAACAAGGAAATTCCAAATGATAAGGATAGATATATCATTAAATGGAAAGGCAGGAAATCTTATAAGTTAGCTACAGGTAAAGAATGGGTGACAAGTCGTTTGGAACACCCATCATCGGGATGGGAAATTGAACGATGGGCTTATATCAAAGACTTTGAAGTCTCTTGTGAGCAACACCAAGAAAAACAAATTGATTGGGAGCAACGAAGATACGATATTGCCAAAAGCGCAATGATTGGAGTTTTAGCATCCCCGATTGTTGATGGCATAGACCCAAATCCAAGCATTGAGTATGTAGCACACCATTCAGTATTGCTTGCTGATGCGCTCATTAAAGAACTTAAACAAACACGTATTGATGACTTGAAGCAGAGCAACAATGCGCCAACCCAAACGCAGGGCTAACATACTCTACGAACTACGTAGGAGAGGTATTTACTGCAACACCAAGGAGTGGTGCATATACCTCCCCTACACAATTGACTAAAATCATGACAGAAGAAAGACTTAAAATGATTAACAGGATAGCCGAGGAAATGAAATCCATCTCTGAGGTGGTAAATAAGATAAAAGAAGGCTTTGAGGTTGACGTAAGATTGAAATACATACGCACAATCGAAAGTTTTAGCGTCTATCCTTATCTATCGGAGGCCCAACGTAGCGTGATAGAAGATTTAGTTAAGAAGTTCATAAGAAGGAATTTAGAGGATTATAGAAATGAATTTGAGAAATTATGAAACATTTAATATCACTAAAGACAAATCAAGGCATCGCCTCAGTTGAAGACTATCAGAATGGCCGCATTGACAGAGGCGATGTAATCGGCGTCATCCTCCAAACGGAGGTGATAGGTGTGATTATTTCTCTTGACCAGTGGAACGAAATCTGGTGCAGCGAGGAAAACTGCAAAGTATTTAATAAGACGTGTAGCGAAGCAGAAGCTTTGCAGACATTGAGCGGTCTGGAACTCACTCGCAATATCGTTAAGCAGAACGAGGAAGACGGGGAAGAGATGACTGCTGCTATGCGTTGCTGGCAGTACAAAAAAGGCAGTATTCAGTGGTATCTTCCAAGCCTGTATGAGCTGGGTACAATCGTTTCTTATCGTGATGAATTGAACAAGGTACTAAAAATGCTTGGTGCAAACCTTTTACGTAAATCCTATTGTGCCTGGAGTAGTTCCGAGTCCGACCATTGGAACACTTGGGTCGCCAGTTCATGTGCTGGTTACTTTTACAGCAAAGACAAGTTCGACAACATAATAACAAGGGCCGTTGCCGCATTTAGCCCCTTGCAGCATGAAACCTCATTTTCTGCCGACACGAAAATGAGCCTGTGAAGTTCAAACAAAAAAGTATATCAATAATAAAATAAACAACTATGGCAACTAATAAAGACACAGAGCAGTTCTGCACACTGCCTGAATTGAAAAAAACAGAAAAAGAACCTGTTAATGTCGCTGAGTTCCTTCGCGACTACAAACCCAATGAAATAATACTATACACAACTATGTATGGCAATGCGTACGTTAAAGGATTCACGCGCGATGGTAATGGAATTATCCTCGAGAACGTGAACACAATTATAAGAGGAACTTTAGGACGCGATGTCGTGCTTGATAAATACGGAAAAAAAAAGGAAGCGCAGGGCGGTGAATGTATTGTGTTCCCTTCATCAGAAATGCGTGACTGGAATAAGTTTTTCAAGTATGGTGATGTCGTTATCAATCAAAAGGACGGAGCTATGTTTGTCTTTGATTGCTGGGCAAATGGCAATCTTACGGAGATGAGCATAATTGACTACTTCGACAAGCCAAGTTCGTATGGCGGAAACGAGTTTAGATTAAAACATTTGACTGTTAACACAAAAGATTATCAGAAAGCCGATGAAGAGCAGCGTGAATTGTTCTTTGAATCGATGGATAAATCGTACACCTTTGCTGTTAAATGCGGAAGAATAATGAGGGTCGAAAAAAAAGCTCCACACTTTAAGACTTATGATAAAGTGCTTGTTCGCAACAGAAAGCAAAGCTGGAAGATAGATTTATTCTCTCATCATGTGCAATTCGGCACCTATCGCTATAGAACGCTTGGAGGATATTACGAATATTGCATACCGTTTGATGGTAATGAGCATCTTGTAGGTAAAGAAGTCATAGACGGGGAGGAATGAAATGATAAACATTAGAGAAATAAGAATTGGCGATATTATCACCAAAGAAAATAAGTACGAAGGGTATAAATACTCTATCGTTGAAGGTATTGACAATATCAGCGGTACGATTCGTCATAGAGAGGTATATGAAGATGGAGGTAGGCAGATGGCAATATCTTCATACGAAGATATGTCGCCGTTTCCGCTATCAGTAGAATTACTGGAAGCAAACGGATGGCAGAAGTCACCCGTGAATGGAGTAAGTGTGCTCTTTGTAAATTTTGAGCCTATTACCATCGGACTTAGACCTTCTGCGGTATCTCATAACGCGTTCTGCCCGATATTGTTCCCAGATAGTTCAAAAAGAATGCACGATGCGATGTTCATGTACGAAATAGAATCCGTGCATGAACTGCAAGCGCTGCTTGATGTTTGGACGATAAGACATGCATCAGGAGTAAGAGTAAAAATCAAACCATAACCATCATGGATTAAACATCAAAGAAAACAACTAAATAATAACAGCATTTATGGAAATCAAGATTGAAAACGCAAAGGTTGCTTTGAAAACAGCCGATGAGAGCGTCAAAAAAGTTCTTCTCGCTCTCTTACCCGAATTGAATGAGACAGAGGCACAGACAGCCGCAAATCGCCCGATTACAGAACGTGTGAAGACCTTTGAGGACGCTTGCCGTGAATTGGGAGAAGACAACCATTTCGTAGAGCAATATCATGTGATTGTGGATAACGAAATTTTTACAAGTGATGGTAACAACTTTATTGCATACTTGAAGCTTTGCATCATCGCCGCCGCCCTGAATGAGGGTTGGCGGCCTCAGTTCACAGAAGACGAGGTACGTTGGTATCCTTGGTTCACGCTATGGACGGAAGAAGAACTGTCAGAGAAGAGTGACGAGTGGAAAGCCGACCGACACCTCGTATCAACAGGCGACTATTCAGGAGACTGGGCGGGCTTCTCTTTTTCGCGCTCGTATCCCGCCCCCTCGTATACGGTTACGTACGTCGGTTCTCGCCTTTGCTTTAAGAGCGAAGCTCTCGCCACGTATTGCGGCAAACAATTCACCAAACTTTGGACTGAATTCAACATGATTAAGAAATAATAAATCAAACCCTAACCATTATGGATATTACAGATTACAAGAACCTCTACAGAGCAGCGAGAAAGTTAGATGAAGCTGTTTACAAGAATAGCCCCAAATATCGTTCTGTAAAATATAAATCCAATTACTACGGATTCAACAATACAGAAGTCAATTCGAATTGTATGCACCCTTTCACCATTCAGCTAAAATCTTATCTTGAACTGAATCGTACTAATGAGCAGGGAGAACCAATCAAGGAAGAATGGTTGAGATTTAAAGATGATTCGCTGGTGGAAGAGTTTATGGTTAAAGCGATTAACTGCCACAAAGAGGAAATTTTAAAGACTACTTCTCTATTAATCAAGCACTATTTGGAAGAGAATATTGATTTGGTTAAGAAGGAGAGGGAGCGATTGTCTAATATCGAAATGTTTATTGAAAATGGTCTACAAAAAGACTGACAATAACTTTGATATATTGTATCTAATTATTATATTTGCGTATTAATTAGATATTTAGCAAATGGCGTTGACGACCAACAAATACAGGAATAAGAAGATAAAGAATGCGCATGGTACTTTTGATTCCATCAAGGAGTACGAACGCTTTCTTTATCTCTCTGCGGCTCAAAAGAAAGGTATAATAAGTGAATTGACAAGACAAAAGAAATTTACTCTTATTCCCTCGCAAAGAGATGTGTATGGAAGGGTTGTTGAGCGTGAATGTTCTTATAGGGCAGATTTTTGTTATCGGAAAAACGGTAAGTTAATTGTTGAAGATGTGAAGAGTGAGATTACGCGAAAAAATCACGAATACATCATCAAACGAAAACTTATGCTATATATCATGAAAATTAAAATAAATGAGGTATGAACGAGGATTTTGACATAAAAGGCGATTTAAATTTCGGCGATGTTGGTTTTGATATTGGCGACATAGATTCCAGCTTGTTTGAAGTGGATTTTGACGGAGGCGACCAAATCGAAACGCGATATGTCAGACCAACGCTTAAACCGATAAAAGAAAGCCAAATACTATATAGCAACGCAGAAAAGCTGGCAAAGGAAATTGATGTTAGCAGGGGCTTTCGCTATGATGCTTTTATTAGCGGAAATTTCATTTTCGGAGATTTTATTGAAGCGTTCCTAACAAACAAGGAAATAATAGCCAAGAAAATGGTTGTTTCTACCTTGTCATTAAGTCAAAATAATATTGACAGTTTTAAAAATCTTCTGGAATATGGATGGATTGAAGACTTATCTTTGATTGTTAGTGCATATTTCTACTCAAACGAAATACGTGTTTTGATTCCTTACATTTATAGCAATCTTGATATTGATAATAATTTCCAGCTTGCTGTTGCTGGCGTTCACACAAAGACTTGTCAGATTCTGACAGAAGATGGAAGAAAAATCGTCATTCATGGAAGTGCAAATCTGCGTTCCTCAGCTAACGTGGAACAAATTACAATTGAAGAAAATGAACAGCTTTATGACTTCTATGAAGAGTTTTACAGCAAAATTATTGATGAATACTCAACGATTAGAAAACCAATCAGAGGAAATAAATTGTGGAATGTTGTAAACAAATAGGCTTATGGCAAGTGGTAGCGAAAAGAAAAAGGATAAAACAAAGATAAAGGGTAACACGCCTGCCAAAGAAAGAGGTAAGCGTATGAAGAGGGCTAATCAAAAGACAAAAGAATTTATCGAAAAGCAAAACAAAAAGATGGGCGGTGAACTTCCATTTTAACATCCATATAAATGAAAGCAGAAAAAATCACATAAAGAATAGCAATTATAACACATTATGACATCAATAAAAATGCAGGCGAAAATAATAAAAATTTCGGATTTGCACCTTAATACGGGACAAATTAAGGATGTACCAAAGAATCCTCGTTTTATCAAAGATGAGCGTTATGAAGCACTTAAAAAAAGCATTGAGGATGACCCAGAAATGCTTCAATTACGCGAAATTGTTGCATACGATAATAACGGAGAACTTGTCGTTATTCTTGGCAATATGCGTTACAGGGCCATGAAAGAGCTTGGCTACAAAGATGCTCCTGTTAAAGTATTGCCAACGGGCACGAGCGCAAAGAAATTGCGGGCATACATCCAAAAAGACAATATTGCTTTCGGGCAGAATAGTTGGGATTTGCTTGCTAATGATTGGAATTTGGAAGAATTGTTGGACTTTGGCCTTGAATGTGAATTCTTAAAAGATAAGCAAGATATTGATTTGGATGATATGTTTGAGAAAGAAGAGAATAAAGCAAAAGAAGATGAACAACATAATAATTCCATTATCTTGCAAATAGAAATCCCTCAAACTTATTCTGAGGAGATTGAAGAAATAAAAAAGGAGTTGAATATAATAACAAAATTATACGAAGGAGTAAAAATAAAATGAAAAGATACGTTTTAACTCACAATGAGATAGAAGGATTTCATTATTATCCTTGTGCTCCCGAAGAATGCAGTTTTTTATCATCTACTCATCGTCATGTATTTGTTATTGATTGCACCTTTGAAGTAGCACACAATGAACGTGAAATTGAAATTATAACTCAACAACAAGAAATAGAACGAGCATTAAACTCTCAATTCGGCAAACCATGCAAATTTAAAACTATGTCATGTGAAAGTATTGCCGAATGGATTTTGATAAAGTTTAATGCAAATTCTGTAACGGTAAGGGAGGATGGTTATGGAGGTGCTACATTTACCAGATAATATCAAGGTTCATTATGCAGGTGTAGAAAATTTAAAATTTTATCAGATAACACACACGTTTGGTGTTAATTATTTTCTTTACACCGCATATCCTTTTGTTAGTGAGCTTCTTAAATCAAGGAGTAGTATTGAAGATATTGACTACAAACATCTGCGCCATTTATCAAGTAATTGTAAACACGTAATACAGGATAGTGGACTTTTTACGCTGATGTTTGGAGCAATGAAAGGCAAAAAGGATGCAGCACTAATGAATAAATGGTATGATAATCTTGTAAATTTTACACTTGCTTGCAATAATGGTGCAACAGTTGTAGAAATAGACTGTCAAAAAGTTTTAGGCGTTGAAGCTGCATGGGAATTTCGTAAGCGTATGCGAAAGGATTTGCCGAAATCAAATCGCATTATCAATGTATTTCACCTTGAAGATGGCATGAAAGGACTTGATAGATTGATTGATTTTTCTGAGTATATTGCTATTTCAGTCCCAGAATTAAGATTTGCCGGAAAAAGTAATTATGTAGGCAAAATAGCTCGTTATATAAAGAAAAGAAAACCAACAATTGATATTCACCTTTTAGGATGCACAGAAAAAGACCTGATCAAACAAAATACATTCTGTACTTCTGCGGATAGTACAAGTTGGCTTTCATCGGTTCGTTATGGCTTTATAAAACAGAGACATATTCGCAACATAAAAACAGAAAAGATAATTCAACTAATTGGCGAAGAGAGATACAAATATTTACTATCGCTTAATTTCAATCAAAATTACTTGAACGCTTTGCCATTAGGTATAACGATGCTGAAAAAATCCTATCAAGATATATGTGGAAATCAAGATTATTATAAATAAATTATGTACTACGTAACAAAAAGAATGGAGATTGCTGGATGTCATCACCTCAATCTTTCTTATGAAAGCAAGTGTGAAAATTTGCATGGTCACAATTGGATTGTAACCGTTTTCTGCAAAGCGGAAAATCTTAATTCTGATGGCATGGTTATTGATTTTAAGCATGTAAAGAATAAAATTCATGGATTTCTTGACCATGGAAATTTTAATGAGCTGTTACCCTTCAATCCAACAGCAGAAAATATTGCAAAATGGATTGTAGAGCAGATACCAATGTGCTATAAAGCAATAGTACAAGAAAGTGAGGGTAATACCGCAATCTATGAAAAATAAAAGAATATGAGGATAAACGAAATTTTTTACTCAATACAAGGTGAAGGCGCTTACACTGGAACACCCTGTGTATTTGTTCGCTTTGCTGGATGTAATTTAAAATGCCCATTTTGCGATACAAAGCACGAATCGTATGAAGAATGCACAGATGAAGGCATAGTGAGAGAAGTTGAAAAATACCCAACTAAACACGTTATTCTTACAGGCGGCGAACCAACCTTGCAGATAACAGAAAAGTTCATGCTTATGCTACACGAAAAGGGATATTTTATTCATATTGAAACAAATGGAACGCGAAATAACACAGCGCTTTCATTTGCCGATTGGGTAACTTGTTCGCCGAAATTTGAGTTTTGCAATCATGCAGATATAGTTTTAAAGCATATTGATGAATTAAAGATTGTATATGATGCTGGAAAAACTTGCATGGATAAGTATGAAAATATTAAGGCTGAAAAATATTACTTGCAACCATGTGATTTGAAGGATAAAGAAAAAACAGAAAACAATATCAAGGGTGTTGTAAATTATTGCCTTTCTCACCCACAATGGGCGATTTCATTACAGACGCAGAAAATTATAAATGTAAGATGAATAAGAAAGAACAAATAGAAAACCATATAAAAGGCATTTTATCTTTAATTGGGGAAGATGTAAACAGAGAAGGACTGCAAGGCACGCCCGATAGAATAGCCAGAATGTATGATGAAATATTCAGAGGTTACGATGCTGCACAAAAGCCCAAAATAACAACATTCGAGAATGGGAAAGATGGCATAACTTATGAAAATATGATTATAGATGAAGGCGACTTCTATTCAATGTGTGAACATCACATGATGCCATTTTTTGGCCGCTACTGGTTCGCTTACATCCCAAATCCTAAAGGTCGGATTCTTGGAATTTCTAAAATTGGTCGCGTTGTAGATTATTGTGCAGCAAAATTACAAATACAGGAAAGACTTGTACGAGAAATTGTAGACATTCTCTCTGATGCTCTTAAATCTAAATATCCACCTCTTGGTGTCGCTCTTGTAATGGAGGGCGAACATTTATGCAAGTCTATGCGTGGAGCAAAGAAAAAAGGGAAAATGAAATCATCATACCTTGTAGGAGCTTTTAAAGATGATGCACAATTGCGTAATGAATTTTTCAATCTTATAAAATAGGAAAGATAAAATCAGAGCAATAAAGCGCCTGCCAAAGACACTTTTCGCTAACAAACCAAACAACGACAAAATTCAAAGATTTCAGCGATGAGAGACCCAAAGAATATCATTCCTTATCAATGGAAAAAAGGACAGAGCGGAAATCCGAAGGGGAGACCACCAAACAGAGTTCCAAAACAACTTGAAAATATATTTGGCTCTAAGGTGAAGGCGAGGAAATTTTTTAACCTGTCAAATATAGAAATAGACGAATGGGAAAAGGCCGTTTTATCATTGGCAGCGCCTCAGTTAAGCAAATTGGCAAAATGGGAGGATGCTCCAATGTACCCGAGAAATTTAGCAATCGCAATCATATCGGATATAAAGAACGGAGTAACCAAAACTATTGACAAGCTAAGAGACAGACAATTCGGCGAGAGTAAGAAACAGATTGATATAACGACAAATGGCTCAGATATTAACAAGGAGGCGTTTGTTTTGAATTTCGTTTCTAACCCAGAAGACTTCAAAAAGATTCAAGAAGAAGTGCAATCGGAGAAGGAGCGAAAAGAAAAAGAGCAACAAGAGCAAGAGACTGGCTACGATGAGTAATAATGTTTATGTAACGAAGAACTATGCGAGAGTGAAGCTCGCAAAAGAGCAGGGATTTACAACTGTCTCTCTGCAAGGTTCTTCACGTTCAGCAAAAACTTATTCCATTGTTCAATATCTCTGCATTTATTGTTCATTGCATCCAAGAACAACCGTATCAATTGTTCGCGCTGGCCTTCCGTCATTAAAACGTTCTGTCTACAGAGACTTCAAAGAAATAATGCTATCGTTGAACATTTGGAACGACAAACAGATGAACAAGTCGGATTTGGTTTACACGTTTCCAAATGGCTCAACGATAGAATTTTTTTCAACTGATAACGAGCAAAAAATCAGAGGTTCAAAGAGAATGATTCTTTTCGTCAATGAAGCAAATGAATTAGATTTCTTGCAATGGCAGCAGCTTCAAATGAGAACCACTGATTTTTCAATTATTGACTACAATCCTTCATTTACAGATGACCACTGGATTTGTGAAATTAACCAAGAGCCATCAACCTATTGGTTCATTTCAACATATAAAGATAATCCATTCTTGGAGGAAAAGGTTATCCAAGAGATAGAGAGCTTAAAAAACAAGAATCCTTCACTCTGGAGAATCTATGGTTTAGGCTTGCAAGCGATAGTTGAAGGCTTGATTTTTGAAAATGTAGTAGAATTAAAGAATGATTTTATACCATTCGAGAAAAGAAAACACCATTATCGGGGAATGGACTTCGGTTACACGAACGACCCAACGGCGATTATAGACGTGTACATTTGTGGCGATGAGCTATGGCTGGATGAGATTAGCTATAAGACAAAGATGCTGTCATCTGACATAATCAAGGAAATCAAGAATGCCAATAATCGCGACAGGTCGAATGTTGAAATAATATCTGAAAGCGCAGACCCGAGATTAATAGACGAACTAAATAACGCTGGGCTTGATGTAAAACCTGTAAGAAAATATGCTGGTTCAATTATTGCTGGTATAAACAAGATGCAGACTATGAAGATTTTTATCACAAACCGCAGCGTGAATTTAAAGAAGGAGTTCAAGAATTACACATACAGGCAGAATAAAGATGGGAAATGGCTTAATGAGCCAATAGATTCATTTAACCACGGCATAGATGCTGTCCGTTATGTCGTTCTTGAAAAGCTGTTAGGAAAAGACGAAAATTCATTTAATGCCCAAGACTTTTTAAATATCATATAAAAATGAAGACCATACAAGAAATTTTGTCAGTCGGAGACCCTTACCAGATTTATTCTCTACTGACAGCGAGAAAGAAACCACTTAAAAAACCGCTGGAGGTTACAGAACGGGAGTACGACCCTAATTGTCATTTGATTTTTGACACGCAATACAGAAAGGATAAGATTGTTAAAACTCCGACAGATAAAAAAGACGAAAACGGCAACATCGTCTATAAGACCGAAGTGAGACACCGTTGCCGTGTTGCAGTTCCTTGTCAAAGAGTGATAATTGAAAGAAGTGTGGGCTTTCTTTTCACGATTCCTGTAACATACAACATTAAGGGTGAAGCCGATGAAATGCAAGCAAAATTATTTGACGAGGTATTGAATATCCTTGAAGATAACAAAGAAGAGTATTTCAACAAGAAATTGTCGAGGTGCTTGTTTCGTGCTTGTGAATGCGCTGAGCTTTGGTATATTGCCACGAACGAAGACAACGAAAAGGAAATGCGCGTGAAATTGCTTTCTCCGTTGTATGGTGATAAATTGTACCCTCACTATGACAACTACGACAAGATGGACGGATTTGCACGTGAATATGTCCTTAAAGATGAAACAGGAGCGCAGACGCATTGCTTTGATGTTTACACATCATCCACGCTCTACAAATTTGCAAGCGATGAACGTGAAGCAGGATTAACCTTGCGCAGCGCAAAGCCTCATGGATTCACAAAAATCCCTCTTGTCTATTATATGCAGGAGGAAACAGAATGGGAAGTCGTTCAAAAAACCATTGAACGATTAGAAAATAGTATTTCGGACTGGGGCGACACAAACGACTATTTTGGCTCACCGACATATTTTTTCAAAGGACGAATGAAGGGATTCGCAGACAAGGGAGAAGTCGGACGAGTTTATCAAGGAGACAATGAAACAGATATGAAGGTTGTTTCGTGGGATAGCGCACCAGAGAGTAGAAGAATGGAAATAGCAAATTTGATAAACATTATTTTCAGCTACACGCAGACCCCCGACATCTCCTTTGAGAACATGAAAACACTTGGCAACAATACCAGTGGTGCAGCAATCAGGCTGATGTTTATCGACCCTCATTTAAAGGCTGGGCAGAAAATTGAAACCTTCGGTGAGATGTTTACAAGGCGCTTCAACATCATTAAAAACGGATATTCAACGAGTATAAAAGCGATGCCAAAGAATGACGTTGACAGGTTAAGGGTGAAGCCGAGATTTACGCCGTATATTCCAAAGAATGATGCTGAGACATTGCAATTGATAAATAGCTCTACAGGAGGAAAGGCAACAATGTCACAGGAGGAAGGTATTAGACAAAATCCGCTTGTTTCAAATCCAGAAGAAATCTTGAAGCAAATCAAGCAAGAAAACATAGAAGAAAATAAACAAAATACATTTGGCAGTTATGAATAACAACGAAGAAAAAAGCACAGCAGGAGCAATAACAGAGAGACCAATTTTTGTTTTTATCGGTATGATTCCATTTTTGGTTAGACCAATGACTTTGGCGCAGATATGGCAAATCGGTGAAAAGATTGGTGATATTGAAGAAATAAATATTGAAGGAGAATTTAATCCATATCAGAAAGTTTTCTCAATGTTCAAGGACGTAAAAAACGCAAACGAAATCACACCAATTATAGTTTTCCGTTCCAGACTGATGAGAAGGATATTTGGCAGATTCATCCGCAAACGCATGACGATGAAGAAATACAATGAGCTATTGCAATACGCTTCACTCTCGTTTGATGCAAGTTTTTTTTTGCAAAGTATAACTTTCCTAAAAGGGTGCAGTCAGACGACAACGAATACGAAAGAAGCGATAGCCCGTGGGGATTGATTGGCGGTGTAATGAAGTACTTTAGAATGTCGTACAATGAAGTTGTATTCAAGCGAAGTTATATCAATATTCTCTTATTAAACAGGGCGATTCCAGGCATAAAACCATTTGATGAAGAAGAAGGCGAAAGTCCTTGCAAGAACCAACCTACAAGCAAAGGAGGAAAGAAAGTTTTGCAGACAGCAAACCAAATCAAGGACAATTGCAATAATTTTTTCATGAATTTAATGAACTAAAACAATGGCAGAAAATAATGACGTACTTAGCGTATCAGCGGTAATAAACGGAAAAGATATAGAGACAGGAGCAAATGAATTTGTCGCCAAAATTCGTGAAATGCAATCTGCATCCGAAAAGGCGACAAACGAAATGGCCGATGGCTTTCAATTTGTGAAGAAAGTCGTTGAAGAACTTGCTGCCGTTATTGATGCAAGCGGCCAAAAGTTGAGTGCTCTTTCCTCATCTATCGGTGTCGGGAATACCAGTGGGCAATTTAACGAATTGCAAGAGCAAGTTAATTCTCTCCTAAGCAAGAACACGGAACTAAAGGCAAAGTTGGAGGAGGTAACAAGAGGGCTTAACACGCAAGGCGAGGCCGCACAACGAACGAAAACAGAATTTGATAATCTTGGAAATGCCACAAACAAGGCAGGAACATCTTCTGCTTTTAAGGAAGCGCAGGAAGATGTCAAGGCATACGAATCAATTCTTAAACGACTGAATACTCAATTAGAATCACTCTATGAAAAAGAGGAACGTCTTAAAAAGGCGCGTTCAAGAATTGAAGATACTAAGCCATCAACCGCAGCAGGTCAGCAGTCAAAAGAAAGAAGGCTGGAGTACAATTCGGAAGACCTTGTTGAAACGAGGGATAAAATAAAAAACATAAGTAATGCGATTGCAGAAACAAGTGCAAATTTGGAGCAAAGCAAACAACGGATGGCTCAGTTTGCAAACGAAGCAGGCAACGCATCATCCAAGACTACCGCCCTACGCACACAATTGCGCAATGCAAGACAGGCCGTTGCAGAGCTTATTTTGTCGGGAAAACAAAACACGGCTGAATTTGGAAGAGCTGTCAACGAAGCCAACAAATTGCAAGCAGCCTTCAACAAGGTTAGTTTTGCCGTTTCTGGAAAAAGCCTTGCATCAAACTCCTTTGGTATGCTTGCCACAGGCATTCAAGGCGTGACAGGAGCGATGACAACATACATGGGCGTTGCAGGACTTTTCACCAAAGACCAAAAGAAGCTCATGGAGATACAAACTAAGCTACAAGCAGTAATGAGTATTTCTATGGGCGTTCAGCAAATGTTAGGTGCTGCCGTTAAGATTTCAACGATGTGGGATGCGCTGAAAGCATCCGCTTTAGCTGCCGTTAATGCAGAGATGGCCAAGAATACCGCCGCGACTGCCGCGCAAACTGCGGCTCAATCAGTTGAGACGGCCGCAACTGTTGCTCAGACTGGCGCAACATGGGGCTTTGTTACCGCATTGAAAGCTGTCAAACTCGCCATCAAGTCAATTCCTGTAATCGGTTGGGTGTTAGCAGCAATTAGCGCTGTCGTTGCTGCGGCTACATATATTTATAACAAGATGACCGAATTAACAGATGAAGAAAAGACGATGAAAAAGGTTGCGGAGGATAACGCGAGAGCGCAAGAAGCCCTACGTAATGAATATGCCAATAGCGATAAGGAGATTGCCAAAAATATCGTGACCTTTGAAACATTGAAGAATAAATACGAGAAAGTCAAAGGAAAATCCAAGGAATTAGATAAGTTCCTAAAAGATAACAAAAGCCAATTTGACGGATTAGGCGTATCAATCAAAAATGCTGCCGATGCAGAAAACCTATTCAATAAAGGTTCTGATAAGTTTATTGAATCTATGAAGCTAAGAATTAAAGCAACGGCATTGTTTAACATTGCTGTGCAATCGCTTCAAGAGGCACTTATTCATGACCGAAATAGCAAAGGCTGGGAACATCGTTTATATCATTATCAAGATTATAAAGACCCCACAACGGGAAAGAAGACGGATTGGAAAAAATCAGATACAGAGGTAGCCAAAGAAGCACGCAACGCGATGAACGGAGAGGCCGCGTTGAGAGATGCCGCTATGAGGAGATATAATGGCTTCATGCTGGATTATCAAAAACTGATTGAAGATGCTGAGAAGTTATTCAATGAAGGGGGCTTCAATAAAAATGGTGAAGGTGAAGGTGAAAGTGATGGAGATAACAATAAAGACACTGGGAAATCCGCTGCTGAAAGACTTGCCGAAATCCGTCAGAAAATCAGCGAATATCTTGAAGACATTGAGAACAAGCATAACGATAAACTAAAGGAAATCTATAATCTGAGAAACGAACTTATCACAAATGAAGGAGAAAAAGAGCTGGATAGTATTAAACGTCAGCGAGACCAGCAAATGGCAGAAAACGACAAATGGTTACAAGACATTGCTAAAAAAGCAAGAGAGCTGGAGAAGTTCAAACATATAAATGCGAGCAACTCGAACAATGAATCAACATGGGAAAAGACAGACAAGGGAAAGTGGAATCTTAAACAATGGGAAGAATATGTTTTGAAAACTCAGCCAAAAATAAGAATCGACTATGAAGCTATGGCGAAAGCAATATCTGCCAATGCTGCAAAAAGCGAAGAAGATGCTGTAAATAAGATTCTTGATAAATACTACAAAACGCAAAGAGATAGGGCGAACAAAATCAAGGAATTAAAAAACGATATAGAGTTTTTAGAAAAGCAATTAAAGACAGCGGAAGGCGAACGTAAGATGGAAATCCAAAAATCCTTGGATGATGCCAAACGTCAGCTCTCAGACACAGAGAGCTACAGGCAGGAATGGAATGATTATCTATCCTCCTATGGCACATTCTTGGAAAAGCGGAAGGCACTGGAAGATAAGTTTGCGATGGAATCTTCTGGCCTTGACCAAAGCTCCCCTATCTACAAGAAAAGCAAAAAAGAATACGAAAAATCGTTGCAGGAGCTGACTTTCGACCAGATGAAGAAAAATCTTGACTGGGAGGCCGTCTTTGGAGACCTTTCAAAGATGACAAAAACAATGCTGGATGATTTGGAGACTAAATTGCAATCCATCATTAAGAACGGAAAAAATCTTAGCGTTGAAAGCATTAAGGAGATAACAGAGAAACTAAAAGAAGTTCAGTCGGCAAGGTCGCAATATGATACCTTTGGGGCATCATTAAGAAAACTTTCTGATGCAAGGGCCACCAAATATGCAAGGCAAACAACGTTAGAAGGCTTCACCGTTAACGGAAAGAATATCTATAAGGCTTACCAAGAGGCAGTTGCCAAAGGTGATGTCAAGCAACAGGAGGAATTAAAAGAGCAAAAAAACTCTTACAACAAATCCTTCGGTGATGCTTTAAAAGAAGCAACTGAATCAACTAAGGAATACATTAAGGCACAATATGCGGCAGCAGAGGCGCAGGCTCGTGTTTCTGCAACCATCAGTGGTGTTGCGAAAGCATTCAAGAGCGTTAAAAATATGCTTGGTGCATTCGGTGTGAAATATTCAGATTCATTCAATGAAGGATTTGAAGAATTTACAAAGGGCTTGTCAGAATTTGCCGAATCATTCAAAGATATTGATATTACAAATTTGGGTGATATTCTCAGCCTCACGAATCCAATCAATGATGTTGCATTGGCCGTCAGTGCTGTTGCTGGCACAATCACTGGAGTTGTACATACATTTGAAGGCATCGGAAAGATGCTTGGCTTTGGCGCGGATTATTCAAGCTATAATAAATTAAAGGCAGAATACAAAAAAATATCATCCATTTGGGATGAGCTGATTAGCAAGAAGACAGAGTACATTAATTTGTCGTATGGGATGGAAGCGAAAAACGCCTATGACGATGTTATGTCAATAGTTAAGGCTGACGAGCAGGCTTTGCGCAATCTTATTAAGGTGCGCGGAGAGAGCGGCGCAAGTGCAGGAAGCCACTCTATCAATTACAGACAAAACTCTTGGATGACGCAGGATAATTGGACGAATGTATCAAGGGCCGTTGGCAAAACGATTAGCTCAGTTCAAGATTTGCAGAGCCTTACTGCCGAAGAGTTGGAAAAGGTGAAGATGTCAGATGCAGATTTTTGGTCAAAATTAGATACTGAGACACGCGACTATTACAACAAGATTATCAGTCTTGGAGATACCGCAGAAGACACTCTTGACAAATTGCAACAGCAATTAACCGCCACCTCATTTGACAGCGTTTACAATGACTTCACCAAGCTAATTTCCAATATGGATAACAGTACAAGAGATTTTGCTGATAACTTCACCAACTATCTCAAAAATGCAGTAATTCAAACAAAACTTGGCGAGAAATACAAAGATATGCTTGAAGAATGGTATGATGAATTTGCCAAATCCAATGAAGATGGAAACATCTCTGTTGGTGAGGTGAGCAAATTGCAAGAAAGCTATATGCAGATTGTTGAGAAAGCTCGCAATGAAGCGAAGAATCTTCAAGACATCTATGGATGGAGCAAGAGTGGTTCTTCGAGTGGAAGCCAAACAACATCATTCACAGCTATGTCAGCAGACAAAGGCGATGAACTGAACGGTAGGTTTGCAGCAATTCAAATTTCAAATCAAAGCATTTTGGATAACCTAAAGACGCATTTTGCGCAAGCAGAGACATCCACCGCAGAGATTCTTGAAATACAACGCACCTCAGCAAGCCATTTGGCAACGATAGCCAAAAACACGAACGAGTTATACCAAATGAACGAACGACTAAATCAAATTGAAAGAAATACAAGGAGGCTTTAAAGATGGCAGCAAAGATTAATGGAGAAGATATTTTTAAGACTTATGGCGCAAAGTTGGTGAAAGGCGGATATAAGGAGTTGATGTCATTGCCAAAAACAAAGGCCGTGATAGAAAATAAATCACGGTTGAAAGATGGCGTTGATGTAACCGTCTTGACGTTTGGAAGCAGAAGGCGCGTGGAAGACAGAGAAGTCAATTTATCATTTATATTTAGGGGCTTATCTTATAAAGAAACTGTATCTAATTATAGGCAATTTAATACATTAATATCAAGAGATTTGTTTAAATTTGCAATTGATGAACTTGGCAAAACTTTCCGTCTTCTGTTCGTAGAGCAAACATCGCTGGATTTTTATCAAAGTTATAATTTTATTATTGCTGGGTATAAGTTTAAAGAGCCGAATCCAAGCAACCAAGAAAATGAATAAGATGCTGGAAAACGTGACGATATACAGGAAAGGGGTAAGCGGCGAAGAAGTCGTTTACCCCAATTTGCCTATATATGAAGGAGGAGTAAGGCGCTGGCAGTTACAAGGAGACGATTATATTACACTCAGAATTAAGTTACCCAACGCGATACCATTTCAGATAGGCGATTATTTCACAGACGAGCAAGGGCAATGGGGTGAGCCACAAAGGTACTACATCACCTCTCCTGTATTTCCTTCATATTCAATGAATAACGGAGCATGGGAATATGAACTAAAATTTGAAGCCGAGTATAAATTGTGGGGGAACAAAGTCCTGCGGTTTATTGCTTCACACGCTGAGGGCGAGTTTTCCTTGACTGATACAATTGACCATCATTTAGATTTGGTGCTGGCGACATTGAAGCACCTTGGCTTGAATATCTGTAATGGCAACGGAAAAGAATATGAATACATCATACATTATGATGGCAGCAGCCTTTTCCCAAGGAGCGGAGCAGTAGAGAAATCCGTTAAACTCATTCAATATTCAAACACTAACATTCTGCAAGCCCTTGACAAAATTGCTGAGGAATGGGAATGTGAGTGGTGGATGGAAGGAAATATTATCCACCTTGGGTATTGTGAGAAAGATGAAGAATCTTTTATTGATGCTTCATTAGATGACAATGTTGTAAGCTGGAGCGTTGACCAAAGCAAAGGCAGCTATATTACAAGAGTTTTCCCGTTTGGCTCAACGAAGAATATACCAGAGAACTACAGAAAAAAGTTAGATTTCAAGATAACAGATGTCGCTATTTATGACGATAATAATAGCGGAAATCCATACATCGCTATAAAAGATGCTTCACATAAATTATCCGAGAGCTATTTTTCATCTGCTCTTATAGACGCTGGCGCTGATAGTTACTCGTTTGACATTTCGAGCAAAGTAGATAACACAGCAACCGAATCATCGCCAAAAAGATTCTCTAAACTCCTTGAAACAAGAAATCTTGAAGCTTACAAAAAAATTGATGTTAGCTCATGGCAGGTAACAATAAAGGCGAAAGATACTCAGACAGGGCAACAACAATCAATAGGCAGCAATGTCCTCCATTACAAATTGTATGTTGTTACAGGAATAACGACAAGTGGCTCAAAAGACGAGATAACCTACATCATCAAGCAAGGCAGTGTTCCAGATAACGGAGTTCTCACGTTTAACGAAACGACAGATTATCAACTGCAAGGTTCACGTGTTGCAGAATTGCGTTTTGAAGTGTATGGAGGCATCAGCAATCATGAGTATTATATCTTATCACAAGGGTTGGTCAAAACCTCCTACAAAGCACCTGTTTCAGACTGGACGAGCAAGAAGCATCCAAGGGTAACGATTAATGTGCCTGGCAACACAACAACAAATGATGTTTACATTAATCCTTTAATAGGTGGAAGTACTGTTGAAGATAAGCAAATTTTCAAAATGTCAGAAGGCTGGTTTGTCATAAGGCCAAAGAGAAAAGCAGACGGAACAGCAAGATACGGTTCGACTGAGGCAGAGGTCAAAGCAAATTTGCTTAACAGAGCGTTTGTGTTGATAGGCTTGCTTGAATACAAACTGCCTATTGCGTGGTTTTTGAATGAATATAAGGAAGACACGCCGACAACAGCAGAGGGCATGGAAATGCTCAACAATATTACTGACAAACGTTTAATGTTGCCAAATGGACTGAATTGCGTTGAAGTGAGCGGCCTCAATGAGTTGCAGCACATTGAAGAAATAAAAATCTTTGATGATATATTCCCAAACGAAGAACTTCATATCTCAGCCATCGAGACGAGAGATAGATATGATATTGAAGAACATTCAGACGGAGAGAAGACAGAAAAGCACTGGAAGCAATTTCGCGTTCAACTGAGCGATAAACAAGGGCGTGTCTTTTACTTCTGTGATGACTACTTGGCCAAGGATGGCTCAACTCTGACTATTTCGTTTTTGACGGACAACGAAGACACAAGCAGCACCAGCAAGCTGGCAGGAATGGATTTTGAGGTAAAATTCAATCCCGATGGTTATTCCATGAATGACAGCAAGAGCCAGTGGTTTGAAATCGTAAGAAACACGACATACGGCAGTGATTTTCCAAATGAAACGCTATGCCCAAAGGTAGGAGATTCAGTCTTGTTGTATGGAATTGACCTAAGAGCTATGGCAGCAACAGGCGTTGTCGAGGCTGCAGAGAAGAAGCTAAAAGCCAAAGCCGAGGAATATCTAAAAAAAGCAAGAATTGACGACAGGACTTACACTATAAGTTTTGCTTCAAATTTCGCTTTTGAGAATATGGCCAACTTAATGAAGAAAGGGAAAAGGGTAAGTATAAAAGACCCATCCATTACAGGCTCTGAAATGACAAATTGCACGCTGATTGATGCAGATGGAAATACATTAACAGACAAAGGAGGAAAGATGCTTGTCTCGTTGGATTTTACCGAGGTTGCAAAAAGTGCAAGAGAGAGCAGACTTATAGGTTTTGAGCTAAAAAGTGATATTCCATACGACACGCCGCAGATAATGTGCGGAGTAAGCGGAATTTATTCGCGATTGGCAGATATAGAACATAAACTAAGAAAGGAGACAAAAAATGGCAGAAGCTAAAATAAACTACACCGCAGAAGACATAAACAAGCTCTTAGCGGACATCCAAAACAAAGCAACGCAATCAGCACTCACGGAGGCTCAAAAACTCCTGCACGAGCAAATTAGAGGCATTGGCGCTGATTCTGATGCCTACTATGACCCATTTATCAAGATTGCAGACTACAATAGCGAAAGCGAGGCCGTTGCTGGTTTAAATGCTCTTGACTATACCAACACGAAATACTTAGGGCATTTCAAATTGACCGTCAACGGACGATTGATAACAGGAACAAACTACCCGATGTGGATGGCAAAAGGCGTTGTCTTACAGGTTATCCGAGGAGGAATAATTAAAGCATCAACGGCAGCAGGGTTTGCCAATTCATCAACAATTTATTCTGAGGCATACAGGTCAAGGAATGAAAATGGCATTTGGTCTTCATGGACTTTTATGCAGATGCCGCAAAAGGCAGTTCTTAATCTTGGCTCTGACTACGAGACGCTTAAAACAACGCCAGAATCAAGTGAACTCAGAGACGTTGATAATTATATTAACAGATTACGTTTAATTCTCAAAACGCTTGTTGACAAGTTAGACGCAGCAGGCATAATTTCAAAGTGATATGAAAGATTTGTTGCAGCCATCTTTAGGCACAGATTTAAAAATGAACATTCATATTGATGCCTGCGGAGGGTACTCTATGGATGACTATGATTTTAAGGTTGATTTTTTCGTTTATTCCAATCGCTCCTTGACCATTAAGAAGAAAGAAATGATACGTATTGATTCAGGCAATTATGTCGCCTCATTCAACAGCTATGAACTTGGCGTTGGGCCGTTGCAATGCCGTATCACCGCGGAGATTCCAGATGACGACTGCGATGACGGATTTAGGAAGGAGATTGTTACACTAACGACAGATGTAGTTATATGCAAATAAATTATGGCTTGTATCAATGTTAAGGTAAGACGCGCGACAGACCCACCTTTGGTAGAGGTTGTAAGGCTGGATGGTTTAAATTGCGTTTCAATCAGACCAATTTGCAAGATTCCTACAGAAAAGCCGCAAAGACCGCCAAAAGGTTATCTGTATCTCAGAACGTCAGAAAAGAAAATCATAAGAACAAAAGACAAAAAAACAATACTTATAAAAGCTATGGCAGGAAATGATTCACAATATTACGATTTACCTTGGACGGGCGAGCAAGTAAAAGAAATGCTGTCTGGATTAATCGTTGATGAAAATAAGGAGCAAGACAGCAAAGAGTAATGAGCCAGGAGGAGAATATCACCAAGTTATTATTGAAGGCAGACGATAAGCTAAGAAGGCAATATGAAACGCTGGTTCGTGAACTTATCGCCGCAACTGGGGAAGCGCCAAAAAACGTTTCCCCTGATGAGTTATTCTCTATTGCGAAGCATTGCCCAAGAGCAGCAAAAGAAAAAATTGACAGGTTGCTAAATGAGTATTTCGCTCAAATGACCGCCACAATTCAAGCTGGAATCACGCAGGCTATATTGTTATCATCAAACACTTCACAGATGGCGTTTAATGGAATGACACGTTTCGATGAAGATGATGTGAAATCTTGGCGTAAAACGACAGCCGAAGCCTTCCGTGAGCAGCGGTTACATAATATGGGTGGGCTTGACCTATCCACAAGCGTTTGGAATTACACTCAGCAAACTAAGGCAGAGTTTGAATTGGCGATGTCGCAGTCTATCGAGGATGCTCTAAAGAATGGAAATTCTGCTGAGCAGTTAGGCCGTGCTGTGCGTGAGAAATTGAATAATCCAGATATGATGTACCGCCGTTATCATCTTAAAAAGTTGATGAGCGATGGCACGAAGAGAGATGTCGTTGAATGGCGCAGGAGGGTAATAGGTCAAGATGGGAAGGTGAGGTTTGTCAAGGAAGATTTGGAGAAGGTTGGTCGCGGCGTATATCGCTCAGCACGTCAAAATGGTTTGCGCCTTGCGATGACAGAAATAAACATGGCTTACAATTATGCGAATTATAAGCGTTGGAGCGAAGAGCCATTTGTTCTTGGCATTCGTATTCGTTTATCGAAGAACCATCCGTTGACAGATATATGTGACGAGCTTCAAGGCGATTACCCTTCTGATTTTGTTTTCACTGGCTGGCATCCGCGCTGCCGTTGTTCTATGTCCTCTATATTGATGGATAGAAATAGTGAAGAGTGGAAAAAGCTACGCGCGATGTCGGATGCTGAATACAACAGGTATGTTTCACCAAACCGTGTGAAAGATTATCCGAAAGTATTCAAGGACTGGTGCAAGTCTAACAAAGAAAAACTTTTTGATGCAGCCAAACGTAATAAGCTGCCTTATTTTGTTCGTGAAAACAGGGCGCAAGTTGAAAGGTTTTCAGGCATGCGGCTTGGTGAAAATTCCGCTCAACAGATAGACTATAGCCTTTCAAGCAATCTGGTTAAGATTGATGCCAGCGTGCTGCCAAAAGAAATAATGACAAACGAGCAAGTTAAAAAAGTCTTGTATTCGTTCATCGACAATAATAGTACTTTCTTTCCAAAACCGATAAGGGACATTGTCTTTAGCTGTGATAAGGTGGCTGGAACTGAGAGATTGCGCAATGGCTTTAAGTTCTATTTCTCAAATAAGGAAATAAACGGTTTTAATATGATGAAGGAGTTGAAGGGAGCATTTCACTCTATTGCGAATAACAAAGAAATGACTTTAATGCAGGAAACCGCAATGGAGACCGTTTGGCATGAATTTTTGCATTGTCATTCAAAGGCATGGGAAAATGGTAGGGTTAGTAGTGCTGTTCCGTTGATGGAGACATTAAATGAGTTTTATGCACGACAGACCTACCCTCAGTTTGTTGCAAAATTTGGAGGAAGGGCTACGCATCATAAGGAGATAAGAAAAAACGGAATTGGCTATTACAACAATTCCGTCAATTTCCAAACTTTGCTCAAGCATTTTGGCATTGGCCAAGGCGTTGCAACTAAGAAGATAGGCAAGATGTTAGATGATACTTACTATGATGATTTCTTCAATGTTTTACATGATAGGATGTTCAAGAATAAACTATCTCCCAAAGACTATAAAGAAATCATAGAATCTATTGATAATAAAGAAGAATTTTTTAATGATTTACTTGAATTAATCTAACGGTGAAATCATTCTTAGAAAATCAGTTTTCATATATGAGGGTAACTTATTTAGATATTCCATCATTTTCTTTTCATTCTTCCTTATATAAAACAGTTTAGCTAATAAATAATTAGAAGAATCCTCATCATGACATTTATCAAGACATTTAAAGAATCGTTTTTTACTCATTCCTCCTATTACTCTATCATGTTCTTCTTCTGTCATATTGTGGTCAAAAATCGTTTCCATAACATACACATTTAATTGTTGTCCTTAATGATTATATCGCAAATGTAGGAAAATATGCTGTAGTCTACACTATTTCCTGTTGATTATTTTAAGAGAAATGCGACACGCCAGTCAATCCGCCAGCGTGCCGCATTCTCTTTGCTTACCCGACTAACGTCTTGTGTTTAACTTGCTCCCATTGAAGCGAGCCAAGCGATTCAATTAACTTGCCGAAGTGGTAATCAAAATTGAAATTATCCATCATGTGTTCAACTTCCTCCTCGGGGTAAGTCTTACTGAGAATCTGATAAACGTTTTCTCTTACGAGAGCCATTTGGTTAAGGCACTGGGCGAAATCGTTTGTGTTGAAATCGATAACTCCGTTCATAATCTCGTTTGCTTTCTTGTTGTTAAATTCAGCCATTGTTGTGAAATTTTATGTGGTTTAATTAATAAGATGGATTTGTTTATTTTGGATTTTAGAAAGGGCGCGATTCTTCATCCTCAAATAAAGTCTTGTCGCCATTTTCTATGCGGAAGAGATTATTGATAAAGTTGAATCCAAGATGATTCCATGTGACATACGCCTTGATGTCTTCGCCAAAAACGTGATACGTCCTTTTGCAGTACATCACCGCTGGAAGGCTTGTTAGTTTTTCGGTTGGATACCAAGAGCCATCAATATTGACTATATATCCGTTGTTTGACAACATATTGTTCAAGTACTGGGCCGTGGTCTTCAATTTCTTTGCTATCGTTGTTATATTGAAGAAAGGGCCGTTTTTCGGTGCATCATCGCAGTATTGGTTATTTGCCTCATGCTGCCTTGTATTAGTGCTTGCCTGTAATGCTTGGCGCAGCAGAGCGTTATTCTCTTTTAGAGCTTCTATTAATTCTCTGGAGTGGTCATCATCTGAATGTGTGTCTGCTTCATATTTCCCTGTGAGCCTTATTCGTTTGAGGATTTCCTTCACTCCTTTCTTGAACTCCTTAGCTTTTGGCAGGCGCGATAGCATCAAGACTTCGTAAACGCCAAATTCGGTAAGGAAAAGGTAGTTAGCACCTGCGTAAGTGCTTGATTCTGAAGGTTTATAACTATTAGTTAGAAACCTTTTTTGCAATTCAGAGCTTACAAAAATTGTAATTTTCTCATCTTCATCAATCTTTGATAACATCCTTGATGGATTTGAATGACCAAGCCAATTTGCAACATCTTTAGCCAAAAACAATGGATTTTCCCTTGTGCCATAAACATTGACTTGTTGATTGCAAATAACCTCACTGTCAATCAGACAAAAATTAGATTTTGTACTCATAATACTTTATATTTAGCATTATAGGCAATAAAAATAGCGGTATTGCCTTTCCCGCTGCTAAAATCCAGTATGAGTAACTCGGAATCGTTAAGCCATTACAGCTTTAACACGGGGGTACAATACCGCATATATACGGAATGCCTTAGCATTATAGAGCATTAAAATCTATTTCTGATTTCAAGCCGAGTTACAATAAGAGGATTTTAGCACCGCAAAGATACTACTTTTACTTCTAACCACAAACATAATTGCGATTTATTTTATTCCAATTTTATGATTTTGTATTCCTGCCTTGGTTTTCTCTTTTTCTTTCTGTATGCCTCTACCTCCGAAAGGATGTAATTGCGCATTATTCTATCTGCCTCATTTAGAAGATATCCAATATTATTGCCATTAGCCATGAACTCTTTATTATCTCTTCTGACGAGTACATATCTACACTTTCCTGCCATCTTGGAGTACTTCGCTCCATAGTCGTGTAATTCAAGAAGGATAGAAGCTCGCATGCGTAATTTCTTCAAAAGTCTTACTTTCATTGTTCAACGAATTTTCGCATTACATTCAGCTCTGACATACTAAGGCTATAGATTTTGGATTTTGCAGTTCGTAGCGTTCCGCAGATGCTATATCCTCCGTCTTTTGTTTCGACAATAACCTTTTCTTCTGCCGTATATTGCACATTATTAAGCAATTCAGCTACAATGTGACGCAGCACTTTTATTTCTTTATCATTCATTGTTTCTCTTAGTCTTATTTTACCATCACCATACTTCTAATGGCTGAGGATATTCTCCTCTATCTATGATAACATCCATTGCCTGTATAGCCAATTCAAAATCCTCGTAATATCCGAAAACCCATTGCTCGCCATCGTGTCCGTCTGGATTATTGATATACACCATATATTTGTCCTTTTCCTTCTCAACACAGATAAATTCATGTCGGTTAATATACACAGTTCCTGAAAACATATCTTGTTCAGTGTCTTCAACTTCGTGCGTAGTCACACCCAGCTTGAAATAGAAGAATCTTTTAAAAATCAAGCATTTTGTCGTAAAGTTGGAAAGACTATTCTTCATATTATTATTTAATTTTAGTCGGTTTTGTTGAATCTATTGTTTTCTTCCAATACGCAATCCATTTCCTCATTGTTGCTATATCGGAATCTCCAATATTGTAAACGGTTGAAGTATATAATTGGCCAAAAGCGCTACATTGCTCGATATGGCTATTTGCAACCACAGCCGAAACAATGTTCAGCATTGTTTGTATTTCTTCTATTGTGTATTCCATTGATTGTTTATTTTGAGCAAAAGCCTCATTGTTAGTCTATTTACTTATTCATTGCCCATTCCTCAAAGGCATTATAGTAGCCTTTTCTGATGAACAGCATATCGCCGCTACCATCGCCCCACCAATCATTACAATGTGAAATGTATCTGCCTATCTGATTGTGATTTGCTAGGCATAACTTCTTATACATAGAACGGAACATGGAAGATACCTTTCTTCCGCTGAAATGCCCAGCTCTCTTTGCGTCATTCGTGCAGTAACCATACATTGTAACACTTTCAACTTTATCGTTATCATCAAGAAATTCCCAATCGCTATCGCCCCATGCTCCGTAATTGATGGTATCTTTGAGTAGCTGCTGCTCGTCTGATGTCAGAACTGACACTATTTCCTGTATTTGATTTATTGTTGCTTCCATAATTCTATATTGTTTTGTTTGCCCCGTTGGTTAGACGGGGCGTTACCTTTATGCGATTTCCAAATAATTCAATCCAAATGTTTCAGAGCATTCAACGAATTTGCCGAATCGGTCTTTATTCGTTGCAATAGACTTAAACCATTGCTTCACTTGATATGAGCCACATTTGAGCATATCTGCCAATTTCCAAGTGGTTTGGTCAAATGCCATTCGCAAGTCGTTCTCTTTCTGTGCTTTTGCGCCAAAATACACCAACAAAGCCTTAACAGCGTTTCTCTTGTCGTCAATATTTGTACCGTACAGCAACACTTCTTGAATATCCATGCAGATTTCTGATTTCTCGCTATTGATAGAATCTGATAAATTCTTCAAGAACCAATTCTCATCTTCTGAAAGATTGAACATCTTCGTGATTGCCTTAATATCTTTTGCGTAAACTGACTTCATAATTCTCATTTTTAGGTGATTAGTTGTAAATTCCCTTTCTTTTATATTGCAAAGATAGATATAATTTTTATATATACCAAATGTTTTCGCTAATATTTTAGATGGAAGTACAATTATTTTTCACCTGCTCCATATTCACGCAATGCGAAAATACACATGAATACATAGTTTTTTTTGACTACTCAAAAATTTTATTGGCGTAACTCGCTGATAATCAAGGGGTGTTTAATGCAAGTGCATTGCATTTGCATTGCAAGTGCATTGCAAGTGCATGATTCATTGACTTAAAACGCTGATTTTCAAACGTTTACGTGGCACGAAAAAAATCTCGAAAATTCCTTGGATTTTATTCTCTATCTCTATATATTATTGTATTATTTATTAATCCAAGTAATATTCACAGGTTCATATTACTTGTCTTATTAAACAATACAATAATAATCAGAGATAGAGAATAAAATCACCTCAATATATATAGCCGATGCTCGAAATTTTTCAAATTTCGAGCCGAATATCCAGGAGGAAAGAAATCGTGTTTTTGAGTTGAAATTTTAAAGGGTGTATAGAGGATAGATATTTTTAGTCGTTTTGCTTTGTTGTGTTGAGTAATTGCATTAACTTTGTGGATGTAATTAAACAATTGAGACATGAAGAAAAAGTTAATCCAAGTTTTGAAAACCTTGTACGCGAGCAAGGGTTTCAAGGCAAACGAACTTGAAGAGCTTGCTGACGTTTTGTCAAGCAGCCTTAAAGAAGATTCAACGGATGAAGAAATCAGTAACGTAGCAAACGGTGCTGAATCATACGTTAATATGCTTCAAAAGGTCGGTAACAGGTATGCAAGCGCCATCGAAGAAAAATACAAAGGTTATGTGAAGCCGAATGCAACAGGAGAAGGCAATACAAAACCAGTTGAAGAAAATTCTTTGACAAAAGAGGCGATTGCAAAACTTATTTCCGAAGGTATCGCAGAGGCCATCAAACCAATTCAACAGCAACGAGAATCTGAGCGTTTGTCACGAGTCCTTTCAGACAATGAGAAATTGAAGGGGATTCCTGCAAAATTCGTTTCGCGTTACAAGCTGGAGAAGGAAGAAGACCTCGATAATGTTGCCTCACAGATTGCGCAGGATTATGCAGAAGAGCGTAAGGCTATCCTTGAATCACTTGGAATTGCCGAGCCGCCAACTTCTGGCGGTGATGCTGATTCCGATGAAGGATTTGCGAAACTGATGCAGGGAGCGCAGAAGGCACTTGAAGTAAAAGAAAAATAAGAAAAGTTATGTACTACAAGAAGAAATTTCCGACAGACATCAAAGAAGGTGCTTGGGATGAGAAAAGTTGCGTGCGGCGTGTTGCTGGTTTCACGATTGATGAAACCAATTTGCCGTCAACGCTGAAATGGTTGCCAAAGGGAACGCCATTAGTGTTGCTTACAAACGGCATGGTTAGTGCTTGCAAAACGGCAAAGGTGTACGAGAAGGCAACACAAGCGGCAACCACGCTTAAAGTAAACAAGGGTTCATTGTTCATGGCTGGCGACAAAATTGCTGGCTCTACAATTTCCAAGGTTGATGATTCGTCAAGCGATTTTACGAAGCTGACAATTTCAGCGCTTGAAAACGAGGTGGAAGCTAACGCCGTAGTTGACGATGGCAACGCAAGCAAGGTTATTGGTTTGAATTATGCCACCGTTGAACTGGATGGCCAACAGAGCTGCACCCCTACATTGCAAGCGTATGAGATTGACGAAGATTCCTTGCCTTATCCTATCAACGAGGCGATTAAGGAGGCGTTGACCGTTACCCATAAGTATTTGATTAAACCTTAACTAAAAAATAGAGATGGATAGTTTGATTAAAGAGCTGGAAAAGCCTAAGAGATTTGATGTGTTTGTGCAGGAGCAGATGAAGAACTCCACGTACAAACCACTTTGGAAGGATGAGATTACCACTATTGACTACGAGGCTTCACGCACGTATCGTGCCGCAATTGCGGAGTATAGTGCAGCGATGGTCGGTAGTGTAATTGACAAAAACGGCGAAAAGCCAACGCACACCATGCCAAGTGCAAATGAGCTTGTTGGTTCAATTTCGCACATGGGTGACGAATGGCAGATGGATAATGACCGATTAGACCAGTATTACTACATGGAAGGCCGTTTGCGCAACAAATACGGAAATGACACTCCTGCAATGTATGCTTCTAACGATTACGCAAAGCTCGTGAAGTACTTGTTTGACCCATTTGAAAAAGCAGTTATCGCGCCTCAGAAGCGAATCGACTTGCTTTACTATGAAGGTTTGTTCAGCGGTACGCAGACCGTAGATGCCAAGAACAACAAGAAGTCCAATGTTACTTACAAGATTGATTTGGGCGTGAAGAAATATCATCCTACCGCCAAATGGGGTGAGGAGGCTTCAACGCCGATTTCTGATATTCAGCGTATTGTAGACGAGTTATCTGCCAAGGGTAAGACGGTTGTAAAGATGCGTATGAGTACACGCACTTTCCGTAAGATGTGCAAGAGTAAGGAGTTTTCAGACACGTTTAAACTGAAACTTGGCAAGGTTGACATCAGTCCTGCAAAAATCACGTTCAACGAAGCAAACTTGTATCTGGAGAGCCTTTTGCTGCCGACAATCACAATCGAGCCTGACCGTTTTGTGAAATTGCAGGATGGAAGCACAATTAACATGACCGTTGATGACCGTGTTGTGTTCCAATGCGTTCAGAATGTGGCCGTGTTGAAGGTATCTGACCCTCTCGAAATGATTGACCCACTGCCTAACAAGACTTATAGTCAGTATGACGATGCACTTGTAGGTTTTTGGCGAAACGAAAAAGGACGATTCATTGACTATGAAATGTGGGCAACGCCTGTATTCTATGGCCTTGATGATTTCTTTATTATGGAAACCGATAAAACAGCATAAAAAATGAATATTATTGAGGCTATTGCAACGGAGATAGAGCCATACGAGCACTCTATGGCATCTATGGAAAAGGGATTGATAGACGCTGGATTTCGTTTTACGCCATACGCGCCGACAGATGAATACAACAGCGAGGCGAGGAAGACCGTTGCTTTAGCCTCAATGTTGTGTTTATCGAAAATGCTTTCATTATCTTCTGAGAGTGCTGGAGGCTTTTCACAAAGCTATGATACCAAGCTGCTGAAGGAGAGAATTAAATCTATCGCTGAAAGTGCTGGAATTTCGCCAGACTTAGTCTTGAAAGAGAACGACAACAATATCTATTGCATACATATATGATTAAGAATGCAACAATATCCTTACAGACTGTAGTCAAGCAGGAGGATGAAGACTTGAATATTATTGAAAAGATATGCTGGTCGAAATGCGTAGGATGCACGGTTGCGCCAAATTCTAAGGCCAATCAAATAACGCTCAATGATGGTTATAAATATAATACATCATACGATATTCTCCTTAATGACGTGAGATGTTTCGGCAGGATTCCGAAGGTTGGCGATTATGTTAGGGTCGTAAAGAACGATTCAACATTGGATGCCAAAAGACAGATTCTTGGAGTAACAACAAAAGGGCATTGGCTGAAATTATGGATATAGCAATAGAAGGGTTTGAGAATGTTTTAAAAAAGGCTGGAGCGAAGAAACAGAACAATTCAGCAAATAGAGGCAACGCAATACTTCGAGAGTTGACCATCATAGCAGAAGAGGCGTGCAATATTGCACGTGATGCGTATCCAGACCGCATGAGTGGTGGTTACGATGACCACACGCGGAATTTACGCGGAAGCATTTGCGCGATAATCTATTACGGTGGCAGCGAGGTGAAAAGATGTGGCTTTGATGGTTTGGGAAGTGCAGAAGGCGAGGCGAATGCAGAAATTGCAGCTAATTCGCTGGATGCCGACCAATCAGCACTTTGGGAAATCAAAGTGAGTGCAGGAATGTATTATGCAAGATATGTTGAAGCAAAAGGCCACAAGGTTATCTCTCATGTACAGGGATGGTTGACAGAGAAATTGAATAAACTTGCACAAGACATTAAGGATGGAAAAATATAAAAACTCAATAGACGTAGTTACATCGCTTTGCAGATATTTGAAGCAGCAAAGTGATTTTAAAGTATTTGCATACGAGAAGGATGAAAACTATCGAGGTGATTATATTGCTGTCAATAGTCTGTCAGTCAATTACGGAAAATGGGCTGACAGCAATTTGATAAATCTAAATATCCACGCGCAGGACAATTCGTCTGGAAGTCTTAATAAGGAAAGTCTTTCACGGATGTATGAAAATGTCTGCAATCTTATCCCTTATACTAACGAGATGACTGAAACCGAAGACCAACCATTGATGGTTGATGGTATTGCTTATTCTATCAGTTCAGACAGCAATGTGATGAAAGATAACGATGAAACACATTTTATCAATTTAAGAATTAAAGTTCAATTTTAAAAAAGAAAATAATTATGGCAAAAACTTCACCTTATGGAATCGTAAGCGTTAAATTGCTTGATGTAGAGAAAGATGGCTCTTTCCCAATTGAATCAAAATGGGAAACAGCTTTTGAGTTTAGTGCAATCGTGAAGGATAGTTTTTCTTTCAATGATAGTGCAGCTTCAACCAATAACATTGAAGTTGAGGACATGGACGAATATTACGCAACGCTTGAAAGTGATAAGGGACAAAAAGGCTTCACCTTGGATGTCTATGATTTTGGCGAGAAGATTGCCAAAGAATTGCTTGGCTATACAAAGGTAGGCGATTATATCACAGAGACCGTTGGCTTTAAACTTGGAAATAAGGCCGTCCGTGTTCAGACAAAGAAATTTTCAGATTTCCCAGCAAAGGTTTTCGAGTGGGCGAATATGAAACTTAATGTAACTATGGCAGGAACAATGGGTAAGAGCGGCTTTCCTAATATTCATGTAGAATTTGTAAAACAGGCTCACCTTAATGCAGAAGGCAAGGAAGTGCCTGGCGCAAGATGGAAAGATTTGGCCGATGAATAAGAAAACTCATGAGTTAAAAACAAAATAAAAAACATGGCAAAATTTATTAAGTTTAGAGAAAAAGCCTCTGTGGCGGCTTCAAAGGCTGACACAGAAGGCGCAGAAGGCCGCGTTGACGTGGTCAAGAGCGAAAATGCGCTCGTGTATGAAGCCTCTGCCGTTATCCGTGGAATCTCGGACACGCAGGCAGAGTATGTGAACCGAAAGGTTAAGGAGGAAAATGACGCTAAGGCAAAGATTTCGTTCAGCGTTTCACCTTCTGCAACTTTCGTCAAGGGTACATCAACGGCATTTACACTGACCGTCACCTGTACATTTGCAGGTGCGAATGTTGACGCTGATGCACTGCCAACGATGACAGCAGGAGGCGCTTCCGTCACCGTTACGAAGAAGTCTACTGGCGTTTACACTGGCACGGTGAATGCAAGTTCGACTACCCTCTTTGATGTACATGCTACCGTTAAGGGCGTTGCAAGAACTGCATCAAAGACGGTTTATGCCTACAATCAAATCTTGTTTGGCGTTAGCTCGTACGAGACAGCACCTGTCAGCGATGCGGCTGAAATGGCCAAGTTCCTTGCTCAGGTCAACGGCACGAAATTGCAGAGCAATTCAAACGGTACGTATAAATTCTCCTTCACGGCAGAAAAGCCCTATGGTTATGTTCTTATTCCGTCCGATGTAACTGTTTCGCCTAACTTGGCAAACAACCTCGCAGGTCGCGAAGGCCCGTTGCCAGTCAACTTTGTAAAGCAGGCTGACGCAACAGGTTCTGGTATCACTTACAAGGTGTATCGCATGGCATCTAAGATGGGCGTGAGCGTACATAATGTTGAACTTTATTAATCCAAAGAGAAATGGCAAAAAAATACGGAGTAGCATCCGATTACATCAAATACACATCTCGTATCAAATCAGACACGAGTGACGGCGTTGCAGTTGAAGCCTCACAGGTCGTTGACCTTGAAGAGGATAAATTGCAGAGCGACATCAACAAAGAGTTGAAAGCGTCAATCGCCTCTGCAAGTGGCAAAACCTACTCAAAAAGTGAGATTGACGGCAAGGACACTGCCACGCTGACCTCAGCGAAGAGTTATGCTGACACTAAGAAGACAGAGGCTGTCAGTGCTGCCGCCACAGACGCGACCACGAAGGCAAACACTGCTCTCGCTTCTGCCAAGAGCTATGCAGACCAAAAGGTTTCTGCACTTGGAAGTGTCTACACAACCAAGGGTTCATGCACTGCCGCTCAGTTGAAGGCTCTCACTTCTGCCAAGGCTGGCGATGTGTGGAATATCACCGATGCCATAAGCATTGACGGCAAGGCTTATCCTGCTGGCGTTAACGTGGTATGTGTTACGGCTTTCAGTGCTGCCATTGACCCTGCTACCACCAAGAATTGGGACGCTTTGCAGGGCTTGCAGGATTTGACGAGCTATGCCAAGAAGAGCGAAATTGAAGACACCGCCGTTGCTAATGTGAAATTCGCACAGGAGGAAGATGTTCCGCAGGATAATGGTGTCTCTTTCAAGAAGACCATTACCTATGTCAACGGTCGAGAGGCGACTACGGAATCAGACCTTGGTATTCTTCCTGCCACGTCCACCAAGGCTGGCGTTATGTCTGCTGCTGATAAGGTGAAACTTGATGCGGTGGATGGAAAGATTCAGGGCGTGAAGATTTATGAAAGTAGTACTGATGGTTTTATCATTCAGAATGCCGAATATGATAATCTTAAAGCCACAATTGGTACAGATGTCCATATTGAACCTGCTGTCAATATTAGAATAGGTGCCAATATTGGCGTAAATGCCAATATTGGTGATGGTATAAAAATCAAAACACAAGGCAACGGTGCTTCTCTAAATGGTGTTTATATTGGTTCAGAAGCCGAACTTTCAGACAATGCACAAATTAAAAGAAATGTTTTAATTTACGAAGAAGTCGAGATTGGTAATCATGCAACTATTGGCACAGATGCCATTGGAACAAGCCTAATTCAAATACGCAATAATTATGCAAATAAAATTGCAATTGGAAATGGAGTTCAAATTGCCAAAGGTGTAGGAATTTCGGTTGATGATTCTTGTAATTTGGTCTTTGGAAGAGAAATAGGAGGAGTTTATCAAACGAAAGAAATTAATGCTGACGACATCTCCGCCCTACTTACTCGTGTCTCCGCTCTGGAAGACCTTTTGAAACTGGCATAGCCAAACTAACATTTAGACAGGGTGTACAATAGTGCATCCTGCCTAATCCTCTCATACAAGAAATATGAATAGAAAAATGTACAGATGTGCCATCGTTATTACGGCATACAATGTTGAAAGAGATATCGAACAGAGCGTTGCAAGCGCATTGAATCAGACAGAGAAGTGTGAGGTTATTGTCGTTGAAGACAAGTCAACAGACGGTACGCTTGACATCCTCAGAAGAATCAAGGGAATCACTCTCTTGGAGAATAGCGAGAATGTCGGTGCAGGTCTGTCGCGCAGACGCGGCATTGATTATGCAAATGCAGAATATGTAATGACGCTTGATGGCGATGATTATATTGACCTTGATTTTGTCAAGAGGCTGCTTGCGAGAGCCGATGACACAGGTGCCGACATCGTCAGCGGCGGCGTAAAAATCCTCAAAGAAGATGGCTCATGGGATGCCACCTCTTACGGCAATTGCGTTACGGAAGGCCGCGACAAGGTTGCCAAGTTTTGGGGCGAGCGCATTGTCTTCATGAATAACAAGATTATCCGCAAGGAAATCTGCAACAGAGTGCCTTATAGCGATAGGCGTTATATCGAGGACACGCCGACCATTATTCCGATGATGTTCTTTGCGAACAAGGTAGCGTATGCTGACACTATCGGTTACACCTACCGAATGCGTAAAGATTCTCTGACGCATACAACCAACATCATTAAGGATGTGGTGTTCAAGGGCCTTTGCTGGATAGACTTGTACGAGTTCTTCATGAAGCACGACCAAGGTATGTTTGAGGCTGTCAACGTCAAAGGATTTATCGTCAACATCATTGGTACGCTGAATAAAATTCACGTCACGCCCGAGATGGTTGCTCCTTTTGAAAAGGAGTGGCATGAGTTTACGATGCGTCTTTTGAACGTTATTGAAATAACGAATATCAATCTTGTTGGAGGAGAAAACAAAGAAAGTAAAAACTAATTATTAACAAGTGTGGTTAAACGGCCTTCGGGCCAAACATTCTTTGGCAATGTGCAGATGTTGTCATTTCACATTGTCAGAGAATGTTGTCATTTTATAAGATAAGGTTATGGCAACAGTAGATTGGAAAAAGCTTGAAGGTCGCATATTTAGGTTTGACGTGAACACTTCGACAGCGGATGCTTTGAAGGCTACGAATCCTGCGATTATTCATTTCACGACAGAGGGAGATATTGTGATGAATGGGGAGAAGTTTTGCAGCCCGAAGAAGAAGGATTTGAAGGTAGTGAAGTTATGCACATCGTATGAGAATGCTAAATATGATGCAGTGCTGACGCAATTAAATGGAAATGAACTTCAATATTTGAATTACCCAGAAACGGCGACAGAAGAAGTTTCCTATAAATCATATATTATAGTCGCCTCCTTGATAAACGGAAAGCCTTTTTATTGGTTTTCAGATGCTTATAATTTAGGCGGGCCAGGCATCAGAATTGCATCAGAAAAAATTATCGGTGTAGACGAAAAGACTTTCAATGCAGGGTTTGATAGCTTGGCGAATGATATTGTATTTGTATTTGATTATGATACAATAGTATTAAAAAGTTTTACATACGGAAATGGCTCTGACACTGGAGGCCTTAATGATGTTGGTATATTTAATATGGTATCAGCATCCCTTATAACAGTGGCCAACAACGAAGCAGGAGGCATTAATTTTGATGTTGCTTTATACAATGATTTGAAACGTGTTTATAGCGATATATCACTCCTTCCACTCGTTACTGGTGGCTTAACATTTACAGCATCCAAAGAAGCAGCAGGTCTTGTAAAAATCGGAAAGGGCCTTACCACTCATTCAGAAAAGACTGATACAGGTGACTACGTCAATGATGAAAAGGTAGGATTATTGGAACTTCTTCCTGCTAAGACTGATACCTTGGGCGGCGTAAAGAAAGCCAATCTCAACCTTCAAAGTGAATACGAGTTTTTGAAAGCCGTGCCAAGCGTCACCACTCTTGATGAGGCGAAGTTCGCCATCAACCATCTACGCATTATCTGCAAAACACTCGTTGATAAACTGGAAGAGGCAGGAACGTTGAATAAATAATATTGAAAGACATGATAAAAATTGCAACACATAACAGCTTCACAGGAGAGAAAGGAGACGGCCTTTTATCGTTCCTTGTCTCCGCGTTTTCAAAATGCCAGTCAAAAACCTTGGTGCAACAACATCGATGCGGCTGCCGTCTGTTTGACCTCCGTGTGAAATGGGACAAGGGCAGAGGGAGATTCGTTGCCGCACATGGCTTGTGGAAAGCTAAGAAATCCCTGCTAAAACTCATGGCAGAACTTAACGGCATTGCAGCATCCTCGCCAGTCAAGACGAAGTATCTGCTTACCTATGAGGGGGAATGCGAAGAAGGCACTGAGGTGTACGACAATTTCAGAAAACTTGCCGAATGCCTCAAAGGATTCAGCAATATTCAATGCGTGCAACTGAGTGTTAAGAAACCAGATTGGCGCGTATTGTGGTCAAGTTGTGATATGCCGTACTACACTGCCGCCTATGATGTCTTGGCCAAGGATAATTGGAAGACACTGCTTCCGATTCCTTGGATGTGGTCGAAGTTCAGACGAAAGGCAGAGTTCAGCGATGCCTATTACAGAATGGTTGATTTTCTTTAGGAGGGCTGAATATGGAATCGTCATTTATCTTAAATCCGTTGGTTGCCTTGGCAGGCATCGGAGCGTACTATACCATTCCGACAGAGATAGAAGAGACGTTTTACGGTCTTCGGTGGATGGTGTTGTTTATTATCTTCATGATAATTGCGGACTTTTACTTGGGTCTGACTGAAAGTGTGAAGGTAAAAAAGGAATCGTTCAGATATAGCAGAGCAGGGAGAAGAACCGTTTGCAAGTTCATCGAGTACATGATTTACATCATGACGGGAGCTTTGCTTGGAAAATCTTTCCTTGAACCTATGGGCATAGGCACATACGAGGAGGGCGGCGCGTTAGGCTCTGTCTTTGCTGCCATATTTGAACTTGATAGCATAAAGGGACACGTGTGCGCCATACATAATGTAAAGTTTAATTTCTCTTTCAAACGCTTTATTGTCGCTATGCTAAAAAAGAAGGATAAGGATGCAGGCGAGGCGTTTGAGGAGGCAACGAAGGAGGAGAAGTAATATGAGCAATAAACCTGTAACCCCTTGGAATGAGTTAGAGGGGAGATTCTTTAAGGTGGATGTCGGGTCAACGACAGGGGATGCAATCGCAAGTGACCATCAGACGGGCGAACCTGTTGTGCATTATACAACGGATGGGGACATTGTGTTTAACGGAATGAAGTTTTGTCAACAGGGGGGGGCAAAAAGATTTAATAAGTTGATTGTACACAAGGCCATTCCGATGACACCAGAGAAGGGGAATTTTTATTACTTCCACGATGGCTGGATTAAATTCGAGGTTGACTTGGATAGATTGGATGATTCAGCGGTGTTTCGTTTTCCAAGTGTTGGAGGATTAACTATTTCAGATGAAAATATCGTTGCATATCCAAATCATTATAATGGATTAAAAACTACTACAAGTCCATTCAAAATAGAAAATATAGAAGGGAAAACGGTGGCGGACATAAAAAAACTAATGCTTAGCAAAATTCCTTATGCGAATAGATTTTTCCTTGTAAGATATATTCGTGATTATAAAGACCCAGTTTTGGTTACAACAACTCGTAATGTCAATTTATATGATAATGCAGAAACAGTGGCGCTACAATGTATATTGACAGAGGAATTACACCAATTTATGGTTGACAGAGGCTGTTGTTTTGCTTCAAGGAATTATAAAATAAACGAACATTATAATATTGCTGAAAATGGAATTACAGGAAGGAATAATAATGTCGTTTACTGCGCAACCCCTAACATCCCAAAAAAGTTTGTAGACCTTGATAGCTTTTGTTATCAATATGGTCGCAGCATAAAACTCTTCCGTTATAAAAGAAGGAGAAGGTTTTATTATAAGATAGAAAACGGAATACGAAAAAAATACGAGGTTACAAAAAATGGTAGAAAGACCTACTTTCGGGTGCGAAGAAATGTGACTTTTATGCACAGCCAAGACAAAAACAATTACACCCTTATGGCATACGCAAAATTATATCGCAAAGGAAAATCATTAACCTATTCAACAGAAGAGGTAAGGGTTATAATATTTAATGATAACGAAGTATTAAAAATAAAAAAGTTCTAACTTGCAGGAGCATAATAGCCCTTATAGAACCCATGTGCGTTTTGCTAAGTAGAACTTTCACCACAAATTTACAAAAATAATTCAACATGGCAAATTACAAACAAATAATTCCCTTCATTTTATCATGGGAGGGCGGTTTTTGCAACCGAAAGAACGACAGAGGAGGCGCGACAAACAAGGGCGTGACGATAAACACGTGGCGAGGTTATTGCGCTAAGAAGGGCAAGCCTGCAACGATTGAAACCTTGAAAGCGATGACTACCAGCGAATGGGAGGAAATTTTCAAAACTATGTACTGGGATGCTCTCAAATTGGATAATGTGACAGACCAGAATGTTGCTAACATCATGGTTGATTGGGCATGGGCAAGCGGCGTTGGCACGGCGGCGCGACAATTACAGAAGCTCGTAGGCGTGAAGGTTGACGGCATCATCGGCAACAAGACGTTGGCTGCCGTCAACAGCACAAACGGTTTGCCGTTGTTTGGACGTATCAAGCAAATGCGCCTATTGTTCGTCAAAAGTATTGCAAAGAACGACAAGAGCCAGAAAGAAAATCTTAGAGGCTGGGAGCGCAGAATTAATTCAATTATGTACGACAATCTTATTTTGAACAAATGATTAAGTGGTTTTACAAGCTATGCAGCAAGGTAGCAGGCTTCGCTGCCTCGCTTGGCATTGATGGCCTTACACATATTATCGTAATGACTATTATCTCCAAGATGGCACTTATTTTCTTGCCAGTATGGGTTATGGTAGCCGTTATGCTGTTGGTTGCCATTTCAAAGGAATTGCTCGACAGATTCACAGGGCAGGGAACGTCAGAGTGGAAGGACTTCTTTTGCGATGTTGCAGGCATTTTGATTGCGATGATATGAAAAAGGCATTGTTATTCTTTATTGTTCTTCTCTCTCTTGTTTCATGTTCGCGAAAGACAACGAGCGTTGAAAAGGAGTTCATGGATTCAGTGAGGATAGAGAGACGTGACACGTTGATACAACGACAGATTCTTACAATTGCTGACACCGTGTACCTCTCCGATACCGTCTTTGTTTACGAGCTAAAAATGGTTACGGTTGATGCAGATGGAAAAGTTCTCCGCACCGACACGGAACGCGAAAAGAAAATCATTTCCAACCGAAACGCAAAGCACTATATCAATGCAAAGCAGGAGGAGCAGCAGACGAGCGTAACGGACAAGGAAGAGACGAGAAAGGAGAAGGAGAACAAGACGGTGAAGGAGAAACCGCCGATTTTGCAGCGATTCAAAGACAGCCTCTTTCAGTTCGCCGCGGTGTTGCTGATGATAATTGGCGCGTGGTATTATTTTGTTTATTCCAAGAGGAGCAGAAGCAAGAATAATCCTTAATGATTATTCAACCTTTTAATTCCTCAAAAATGAAACAATTACAGATATTATTTGACAAAGCCGTTGAAGCAACAATGAACGCAAGCGGTTTGTCTTTTGAAGAGTTCACGACAAGCAGAAGCGAACGAAGTGTGAATGCACGTGTGGTTTTCATTGATTACCTAATCGAAAAAGGAATGAGTGAAGGCACTATCGCTGAATTAAGTGGTATGAGCCAGCAGAGGGTGAACGCCTTGAAAAATTCACGCATCTACCGAATGAAAACACTCATGTGCAGAGTTTTGAAACAAAGTCTGAAAGATATTATCGGATAAGAAATGGCGTGCCTTCGGGTGCGCCTTTTTTTGTTGTAAATTAATTATATATAAATGTTAAATTCACGCATTTTTCTAAGAAAAAAATCTTGGTTTTTATTTGGCATTTTCAAGATAAATGACTATCTTTGCAATATAGAAAAGAAAGAAATAGCAATAACACCACAGCCCTCGACAACACGGTAAGTCACTAATTATGTTAATTGACAATATTAAGAGAAGTTTTTCATCCTCCAATTTCGCTTCCGTTCGCGAAGCATACGACATGCTTGTGAGTAGATTAGAAGAAGCTGATTGGCACGTTGCCACATCAAAGCAGGATATTAACGAATATACCTTTGCGGATGAAGAATATCCAGCAGTTGAAGGTGAATCCTTCAGTGTTCAATGCGACATTCAAGAGGGTAGTGAAGTATTCGTGTATGAGTTCCGTATAAGGGAATATTACACAGACCCAGGTTCTTCTGACTACGCCTATGTAATTGATGTTTACAGAGATAGACATTTTGTTTTCTCGTCTCTTAAAAAATAATTGGTTAGGAATTAATTGCTGAGCTATCGGCGTGACGGGCAAATCTTATGGCAAAGTTAAATAAAGAACAATATTACCGTTAAATAAAGAACAATATTACCGCAGAGCCGTCAATGCAGAACAAGCTAACGCTAACAACGAGGAAATCGCTATTAGTAACGGAATGCCTGAACATTGGGCCGAAATCATCTCCACATTATGTAGAGTTAGACACGAGATGCACTGCAATATAGATAAGCTCGTGAATAGTTCTGAACTTGACGCAATGGAGATTCGTCAATCCATTGTTGAAGTCAATTCAGAACTAAGAGAAAGCGGTTATGACTATATTGATAGTCTGCCTTCTTCTGTTGGTGATTACATTGAGATTGAATCAATAGACTTCATCGAAGATACGGAAGACCTCCCCTCAGATGACGATGAAAGGGAAGAATATCTTAGCGATAAATATGATGAATTATATGAACAGTGGAGCGAAGTTAATAACAAGATAGAAAAATACTTACTATCAATTGATAAAAAATACGGTACAAAGTGGTGTCCGACTGGCATACAGAGAATGTTGTAACTAAGCGAAATAAATAAAATGAAAAGGGAAATACCATTATTTATCGTTGATTCTTCTCGAAAGCACAAGAAAGGAGAATGTGACTATATATGTTGCACCGATAAAGATAGCGGATTTATTGCTAAGATTGATTACATTGATGGCGAAATAGAAGAAACAGGAAGTGATTACAGAATCGGGTTAAGCAAAAATGGAATCTCTTGCAGAATGAAGATAGTTCGCGCAATGGGTGAGAATCCAACTGAAACAGCTATTAGAAGTCTGCTCAAAAAAGGAATGGAGTATTATTCAACCATCATTCAAAAAAATGTTGATGTCACAAGGCTTAGCCGAGAAGATTGCGTTGATTGCATTGATGTGATTATAAGAGCCAATATGTCCTTAATGAAGGACAGGCCACTTGGCCAAAGACAGACAATTGCGACATCTATTTGCGTGTTAGAGGCCGCAAAAAAATACATAATGGAAAAATAAAATCATCATGAAAGAAATAATAAGAGGCATAACAACTCGTTATATATTCCGTAACTCGGATAAAAAATCCGTTCAGTTAGATGTGACAGTATATGATGTTGAAACAGCGTCAAATGTCAAGGTTCATGATATAGTTCTACATGTAGATGGTATCGAAATGAACTACAATTATAACAACACTAATGGCCCGAGCTGCATCTACGGTAAGTGTAACACGTCAATCCATGAAATGCTCTTTAACAACAAAGGAGAAGGTCGAATAAAAATAAGAACGAAGATTGGCGATGAATATATAATAGCAATACCAGAAGACATTTCATCGGACATTTACAATTCACTAAAGAACAATGACAAATAAACAATCAGGCTGGGGCGGCCGCCGCGAGAATAGCGGCCGCCCAAGAACAAACAAGGTCACGATGTGGGCAAATGTAACTCCTGCATTCCTTGCCAAACTAAAGGAGAAGGCAGAAGAAGAAAATATGAAGGTCGGTGAATATCTCGAAGAACATCTTAGGTTATAATTTCCAGCAAATTAAATCCATTCGTAAGGTGCTGATTTTGAAAGCCAATCAAAACGATATGGCGCGTTTCGGCAAATTACCAGCAAATTAAATCTGTCTTGATACTTCATGATTATAACCGAATTATAACCGAAAAAAAGGCTCGTCACAGCTATTGTGGCGAACCTTTTTTGTGCTTCATGCTGTTAGCTTTTCATATAACAAACAGATTACAAATTCCACAAAATAGAAACAAATCGCAACAGCCGAAATTTGTTTTAGAAAGCAGGAAAGTCCTGCTTCATAACTTAAAAAACAAATTTATTATGGAAGGAATTGAAAAAGTGATTTGTTGCGACAAGGGAAACGATGCTCTGGCCTATGCAGCGATGGCCAACAAACAAACAGACCCTATGGCAATGGCAGCGATGATGAACGGCGGCATGGGTAATCAGTGGATGAATAATCCATTTGCCTATATGATGTTTCTTGCATTGTTTGGCGGTGCAGGATTCGGAGGCTTTGGCAACAGAGGGAATGCCGTGCAGGATGCAGAAATCCAAAATCAGATTGCCTCTCTACGCTCACAGATGGCCGACAATCACAATGCAGATTTGCTGATGTCAGCTATAAAGGGTAACGATGATGCGCTCAAAACGCTTGGCGCGAATCTTAATTGCGACTTCAATCAATTGCAGCAAGCCGTTTGTGCAATACGTTCAGCAGTAGAAAATGTTGCTGGGCAAGTAGGTTTCAGTGCTGAACGAGTTATCAATGCGGCTGAGCGCGGTGATGCCAGCATTATAAGTGCAATTCAGAATTGTTGCTGCAACACACAGCAGGGCATTTTGAAAATGGGTTATGAAAACCAATTGGCTATCCAAGGCCAGACGGAATCCTTGAACAGGACTATGAATTTCATTAACTCGTCAGTCGAACGCGGCTTTAGTGCTCTTGGTTTTCAGAATGCTCAAGACAAATGCGATATTATTCGCGCTGGGCAAGACAATACGCAGCGCATAATCGACACGCTCAACAGTCATTGGAACTCAGATTTGCAGCAGCGCTACAATGATGCACGTCTGGAACTCTCACAGCAGAAGCAGAATGCGGAGCTTATAGCAGCTCTGAAAACGACAACAACGCCGTAAAACAAAGGTGGTAGGGAATTTCTTTCCTACCACTAAATTTCTCTGAGTTTAAAAGCAAAACGCCATGAAATTATATATTGCTATCTCAAACAAATCAGATTCTCATTTCAATGGGGAAAGCGCCGCCGAAGCAATTAAAAGAATATTCTACACGGATAAAAACGGAGCAGAGCACAAAGGCGCACACTGGTCAGTAAATGAAGTCCTAAAAGCAACAGAAAAACTGAAATTTAAAGATTGTGTTACGGACTGGGATAAATATGTCGCTTTTAATTACGCTTATGCAGACTTTAACAAGATTATGTCAGATGAAATGATTATCTTAGCAGCGCATTCCTTCTTCTTTGACGATGAAGATGCGCCTTGTGACAAGGTGTACAGATACGTACAATCAATGTCAAATAACGCCTAACCGTGCAAAATCCGTGCAAGTGATTTTACATAAACAGATAAACGATTAAATGTCAGTTATTTACAAGGGTAAGACTAATGCTTTGGGAGCAGGGGGTCGTGGGTTCGAATCCCGCTACCCCGACAATAA